GTCAATTCTAAGAACCCTTGTAACTGGCATACCTTTATATTTACCAAACGTAATTATATTCATACCTACACCTCCATTTCGTGTTTTAGTCCTAGACCAAAGAGGAGGTGCTGGAGTTCGTGGATATAATGTATCTCCATTATAAAGATTCTGTTAATAGCAACGTAAAAATTTTCGCTAAGCTCTATTGTTAAGCGAATATCGTTAACGTTCTTCTCAAAGAATTTCTCATATAATTTCTTCCATCCATTCTTCTCTAGAATATCAGGAGTGAGAGGAATCGGTAAAATATCTCTGTCTGCAACTAAAGCTGTTTTTGTACTATTAGTTGAAATCAAAGCATAACATATCTTGTTTTGAAGAAAATTTTCTTCAAAATTAACAATAGTATAAGTATTGGTTGCAAACTTTACCAAATCTCCTGGAATATATTCTAACTTTTCCATACGCTCTAATCTTTGCTATTAATGAAATCCTCATACTCACCTATCGTGATTTCCACGAAGTCTGGATTTTGCTTCTCAGCTCTAATACTATCATCGAAGTAAACGAAAATGCGTTCTTTGTGACGTAAAAGCTGGGTGATGGAGAATCGGCTGACGTACGGAACTTCGATATTCAGTTCCTTCAATATCTTGAAATGATGAGTAAAGGATTTATATGATGTAAGTACTGCTGCTATTGCCTTACCTTGCTTACTACGCTTGTTAGGCGCAATGCATACATAGTAACCGTCCTCCAATTTTACACCGTCTATCTTCTTCCACACCTTCTTATCTAGCGTATCGTAACGCTCAGAAAGAACCCATATAGCAGTAACCTTGTACTCTCTTGAGAGAGTTCTGTTAGGCTGAAAACCTTGCCATTTTTCAAACTCGAAGCCTACGGCTTCTTCCACTCTTTTCATGTAGGCTTGATACTCTTTCTCTTCAGCATCGAGAATACCTTTAATGTATTCATAAGCCTTACTTCCCTGTTTTGTTTCGTATAACATATCTCTTTACTCCTTAACTTCTTTAAAAATTACATTTTTATGGTCTGAGCGTTCTTTGATGCTACAAGGGTATAGCTGCCATACTTCACAAAACTTCTTACTATCAAAGAAGCACCCTTTGCAAGATTCTTTATCAGTCTCAGTAACTTCAAGAGTTACTCTTTCTCCAACTTCAAACTCTTTCATAATCAAAACACTATTCTATAGTCCTTTCCTCTCAAAGTGGGTCTCTTTTTGAGGATGAACTTTGTAAATCTTCAAAATCTATCGGGAAGAGCGCACAATATTTATACTTTAATGTGCAGATGAATCTTCCGTTGAGCATAACATCAAACACAAATGTTTTCATTGTTCACCTCCTTCCTTATCATAAAGTAATCTTCTTCAACTTTATTATGTAAGTAGTATAAAAGTTTTAACTTTGTGAGTTTTTCTAACTTTCTTACTACATATTTTATAGTATTAGGACTTATATAACCGTCAGTCCAACCTCTTTTCAAAAGCCATTTAGTACTCTCCTTGTAGAATAACTTCTTGCATTTTCGTTTATTCATTTTCAGTCTCCTTCGCATAAAGTTTCGTTAACCTCGTCATTGTATGTGTGAGTAACCGGATTGTACTCGGAATGGGTCGCATCTACCCTACCTTTCCGGTTAGTGAAATAGATAGCATTTCCATTGTCATAAAACCTGTACACTGTTATACTATCTACAACAAACAATTTCTCGACCTTGAATTTGTCAACAGAATCCGAGATTTGGACTCTTGTACCCTTACCTTTGCAACCTACCAAAATGGCAGCAACGGCTATTATCATAATTACCTTTTTCATATCAACTTCTTTTCTTCTTGAAGAATACGTCATTCATCGTACCCTAATATACTAAAGAACTCATCCATTTTTGAATTTAGATTGTTTGCCATTAACATATATGCCGGAACGGAGCGACCGATATTGCACTCTAACTTCAATGCATGTATCATTACTGAAGCTTGATGGCTTGAAATCTTAACCCTATCCAATCTGGAAAGTATTTCGCCCTGCGAATCTGCATTACGAAACACTTTCTTGATAAGACTTTCTATGTACTTACGCTGCTTGTCCGTCATTGCTCTTATTGTGCTCAAGAGACTCAACCAAAGCCTTCAGACCATTGAAGGTAGCATCCACCAACTCCTTGCTATCGGAAGCATCAAAATACCAATTTCCAATAATCTTGCTATTATTTTCGGCAAACATCGTAATACTCGTATGAGTATTTGAAGACGACATCTGGATAGACTCCTTTGTTCTACCCATGAGGCTGGCAATCTTTGCCAACACCTCTACATAAACATTATTCTTTTCCACTTTCTTCTTACAGTTTTTGTGGTGTGTCTCACCTTTTTAAAATTAGTAACCTTGTTTCTTAATTACAATGCAAAGATACAAAGAATATCCGAAATATGCAAACTTTTTAATGTGTTTCTTTTATTCTTTAATATATCGTAACATATAACACCAATAATTTACTGACGTTAACACAAAAATCCCCACCACTACATTATTATATATAGTGATGGGGCAAACATTTAAAACAAAATAGCATTATGGATTTCTACGATTACTATCAAACTAAATCGTCCACATAAGCCCATTTATAGATGGCGTTTGATTTCGTGAACCTATTCCACCATTCCTCGCCTAAGAAATTCAGATGCTTGAAACGCTTGCGAACCTTGGTCAGACCGACAATGCGTCTGTTATACTCAGGCAGCTCTTCAACAGAATGCCAAGCACCTTCTTTTTGATATTTCATTCCCAACTCCAAGGCTTGCTTGGCTACCTGCCTTGCACCTTGACTAAAGTCTATCTTATCAATCAACAATTCTAAGTCCATAATCAAATAACTTTTATGTTAACTTTGTCTTCAAAAAAAGCTTCTAGCACTTCCTTGGCTTTTGCATCTGCTTCATCCAAGTCTTTGCATTTGACTACTTGAACACCATAACCTATAGGGTTACGCAATTCATAAATACCATCAGCCTTTACCAAGCGAAGGAAAATATCTCCACCTTTGAAGCGGTACGAATATCCTCCTGTTGCCTCGTTCCATTGTCTAACTATGTTCCTCACCGCCATAATATCTTTGCACTTTTAACAATGTAGCACTAGCACCCTCAATGTAGGCTGCGATAATGACATTTCTATATAGCTCACTATTTTCCTTATCAATTCCTACCAAGCCTTCTGTTGATTTCAAAGGCTCAATTGTAAATTTATAAGCCTCCTCTACTATCCAGCTAGGAACACCATTTGAAATCAAATTCTTACAATACTCATTCATGATTTTACCTTTTAAAATTAGTGGATGACAAGGGATTTAAACCCTTGTTGGTGTCAACACCTCCCCAGTGACCTGGTACACGGAATGTTTAATCAGAAAATCCGCTCCAAGTTTGCGAGGGTCGCATTGCTTTCAGTTGCCAATGCCACTCATCCGTTTGTCAGCGACAGATGCGAATTTGAAGATTGTGCACCATTCCCAACCTTGCCCAAGGGTTTCTGCCGCTGACTAATAGGCATTTGCCAATGGTTGTCGGCAAATTTTAAGTGTTCACATCTTACGATGCGGTATTAACTATCTCCCTGCCCAAGGGAACAACCATTAGCGATAGGCTATTTGTAGTTATGAAACATTCAAATAAAGCCGTGCGACTCCTAGTTTATCATCATGCCCCCACGCAAGGCATCACACGGCTTTGGCACGTGGGTATTTGGTAGATTATGGCTTTCCTACCTCGTCTTTCTTATATCATTCCGCTGCCATCCTGCCGCCCAGTCTACCGGAGCTGCATTACAGCAGTGAAAAGATGTATTCACATTATATAAGGCTGCTCTGAACTCATCCAATTCTTCTGCCGAGAACGGACAATCCTTGTTTACCCGCCTTTTCATAATTTCACTACCTTATAGCCAAGCCGACTTGCAAGATCAAGAAAAATATTAAAGTATTCCTGTGCAACTTCTGTTCCTGATACTACGCCATTTTCAAACGTGAAGTAACGCTTTGTATTGTAAAGCGTATCTTCCAAGCAATAAGTTTCTTTCATTTCTTCTTTCTAATCAATTGTAAACAACCTTTCGACTGGTCTCTTTGTTATATTCGGGTTAAGAGAGTTTGTTACTTCCTTTTCCCAAACACATCTGAACTCTTGGGGCATCTGATACTCGCTGATAAATACCTTATGACCTCTTCTATCCATTTCCATGCACCATATATAGAATCTTTCGTAATCGAAATTCTTTGATACATCATACTTTTTCGTAGCTTTGTAAGGCAAATCGCAATACACTATACTCCTATCCGGTATCACAAGTTCATCATAACTGCCGCTATAAAACTCGACACCTTTGAGAAGAGGCACATCACGCATTGTATTTTCTATCTGCTCCCTTATGTAATCTCTTGCCTTTCCGTTCTTGCCGACAACATTATGTCCGCTATAGCCACCATCAAAGAAACGTCCATTAAAGCTCGCCATAAAGCCAATTAGTCCGACACCTGCTTCTGTGAAGAATTTATTCTTTCCGTGATAGCAGTCTCTTGCAAAGTTATACAACGTCTTACTAATATGGTTGAAGACAAACCCATCATTCTGAAGATACTTCCACATTTCGATAAGATACCTATTCTTATCGTTGGCAATCCTTCGATACGTGTCCGGAACGTTCTCAATAACGCTACAGCCACCACAGAAAGCATCTACAAACGTATCATGCTCTTTGTCCAGCATAATCGGCAATATTTCATGCACGATTCTAGCCTTACTACCCATGTACTTCATCCTATCATCTTCTTTATCATTTTAACACCTCGGTTGCCAAACTTTCGCTCGACTACCTCATTATAACTCACTCCATCAATGGAACACTCATCCGGATAGCACTCTTCAAGCCAATCTGTGAACTTCAGCAAATTGAAGACCAACTCTTTTCTTGCTAAAAGAAACCGCATATCAACGAACTTTCCAAAGCTTACTCCGAAGATTTTCTGAAATTCATTACCTATAGGCAAAAAATCGCTTGACTCTATCTTCATTAGCTAACTTTCTTGGTTGTTGTTCTTTCCAAAGGATAGCCACTCTTCATAAAGTCACTAATTCCTATGTAAGTTCGCTGTAAATCTTTCTCATCGTCCTTCAGGTCTTCCGTTGCGTTGATAGCCGCCTCATTCAAAGTCTGTTCGTCAAAGACACCTTTTCTTACCTTATCGAAATAAGAAAGAATTTCTTTTGTCATCAAATGGTCAGCCAATCTCTTGAAATCCTTATCCATCACTAATGCCATGAAATCATAAGAATTTTCAAAGGCCAAGATAGGAGCAAAGTCCTTGAACGCTTGCATTAAGTTAACGTGCAATTCTTCAAACAGCTTACGGATGATATTCTCGTAAGTTCCCAAACAAAGGTTGGTCAGATTGTACAGGATGATTGCATTTGCATAAACTCCCGATTTTTCACCAATTCCTAAGTTCTGTAACCTCACCGCAAGCTTATCTCGCAACTTGTATAAGTCTTCACTAATCTTGTCATAGAACGTCATTGCGAATTCGTTATTGAAATCTGCATTAGGAACATAAGCGTCATAATACTTAATCACCTTGCGAAGGTTCTTCTTGCAGTCTACCCACTTCTTCTTAACTTCAAACCTAACGCATTTCTTCTTCAGAATACTCTTTTCGATTTTCTGCATGAAGCACTCTGCCAACACCATTTCAACATAGACATATTGCTGAAGATAACCTCTAGTAATAACCATAACCTTGTTTACTTCTGTTTCGGTCATTCCATTCGGAACACTGATAATTATCTTCTTACCACCTACGTTCAATAAGACTCTTCGGAAACAATTTACACTAGGCATGATGCTTTCTGTTTGAATATTCTACTACCTTATTATAGCACTCCGTTCTCACCAAATCCTCGACCCGATTCAATGTGCAAGCCTCATGAGTATCATTCATATTGACTTGTGGACAGCAAATCTGATAAAAAAACTTTGTTCTGATGGTAAAACCAAAGAACTTGATTTGCTCCTTGAATACCCGACCGGACACCACCTTATCAAGTTTCTTCTTGCCATCGAAGAGATTCAAACTCTCTTCTCTACGATATACAATATCGGTCTTAACCGAAAAAATCTTTCCGAACATAACTATTCCTCCAAATTCCTAAGCGTTTCCAAACTCTCATCATTATCAACATCATAGCCGATACGATATTCGTTACCAATTCTTGCACCAATGTATACCTCTTCGGCATCCAAGATATAACGGGACATCTGTTCACGAACCTTTATCTGTTCTTCATTCAACCCAAGTACATCAAAGCACTCTTCCTGCAATGACTTATATGGTTTCGTTCCCATATATGAGACATAAGCCAGCTTGCCTTCCTGATGCAATGGCTCCCACTTCTCCCACCAATGGTTGCGATACTCCAAGATACCTCTTTCTACTCCATCGGCACAAACATATTTAACTATTCGTATTCTCATTATCAACCTTTTTTAAAACAACTTTAACTGTCTTTCCTTGGCACTTGAACACACGAGACTTAATCTTGTATGTAAGATTGTTAATTACGACTTTATCCCCTACACAAGGCATAAAATGGAAATCGTAATTTTTCAAAATGATACTGCCTTCATACTCGAATTCAACCATTTTTCTGCTCTCCTAATGTTTCCCTATATTTATCTAACATTATTGAATTAATCTCAGACCAAAAAGTTACAATTACGCCTTCGAAATCAACATTATGTTCATGTGCTATAAAATTTACAGCACTGACAAAATCAAAATAGCCTTCAATCGTCTCTTGTGTACCTGTACATGTACATGTTATGCCATTCTTGACATACTTAGCCACAAAATAATAGCATTTCTTCATCGCAACAACTCCCTAATAAATTCGTTACGCATCGGCTCAACGATGCTTGTGTACAAACTCTGCTTATCTTCGGGAATGTCATCCGGTGTAATAGAGAACATCAACAAATAAGACATCGGAATCTTCAATACCTTGCATATTGCATCAATCTTACTCTTACGTGGAAACGTTCTTCCGGTCTCCATAAACAACATATTTGTCTCACTACAACCGATAGCCTTACCAAGTTGTCGTTGGGTCAAGCCCTTGCTTACCCTCATTGTCTTAATCGCCTTTCCTAAATCCATTTAACCTCCTATTTTAAATTTTCAAATCTATTCTTAATTGCAATCATGGCATCATTGACACCATCCTTATATCCAACAGAATACAAGGAACAATCCTCTTCGCTCGGTTTTCCGGTTTTTGATTTCAAAAACTCTTCTATCTCACGGAAACCATACTCCAAGAATCTGAGAAACATAGCGTTCTTCGTGATAGCTGGTCGTAGAACATCTTTAACCCAATCCCAGCCATCACCATAACCCAAAGTGAAACTAGAATTATTACAATATCTCACTTTCGGCTCATCCAACCATTGTTTTATTATTTCCTTTTTTGTCATCATTCCCAGTTTTTATGGTGTGTCTCACCTTTTTAAAATTAGTAACCTTGTTTCTTAATTGCAATGCAAAGATACAAAGAATATTCAAAACATGCAAGCATTTTAATGTGTTTCTTTATTTTATTAATGTATTTTAATTATTTAATATAGTTTCTACCATTTATTTTAAACTTTTTACATTTTTCTCTTTCTCAAACACTCTTTCTACTATCACCTTTATCCTTAATTTCGTCTTACTATGTTCTTTAACGTGTGCCTTACGCTTTGTAGTTTTTGCACCTTGCAGCAATTTCTGTCAGTCGCTTCCCTTGTACTTTCGTAGTGCTACCTTTCTTGCATATCAAGACATTTCCTATACTTGAATCTTGTATTTCCAAGAAATGGACGCAACAAAAACAACTTCTAAAATTCTTATCCATTTGACATTTCCTTTTTAAGTTTCTTTCTTTGAGCCAAAAACATAACAATCTCCTCGAAATCATCGCAATTCAAGAGCATTTGTCCAACCTGCCATTCCGCTGCTTTCTGCTTGGCATCCTCCATGCCCTTTGCTAAGAATGTGATTTTCTTGTCTTGGCTTCGATTCTCTACAGTAACTTCAAGTGTACCATATTCAAGTTCGGTAGTCTTCATACTGAGACCTTCATCAAATATCCTCAACAAATGATTAAAAAGATTACTTCTTTCCATGTTTCAACCTTTCGTTTTCTTGTTTCAACAAATCCTCAAACTCCTTACGCTTTGCTCGCATATTCTCGAACCATTTACTTGGTGTTATAGGACACCCCATAAGCCAATGGTCGAAGTTTGGAATAGGCAAATTGAACTCACTAGCTTCAATAGTATAATCATACCATTTCAGCAACTCTTCCTCTGGAGCATCCTTGTCTATATCAGTTACAATAGTAGCCATATCGAAGGTAAAATCACCGCAATTGGCTATTCCTCCAACTTGGTCTCCTATCCAAAATGTCTCCGGATTATCCAATCCGTAAAACTCATGCTTCTCACAAAATGCCTTCAAATAAGCATTGCAAGCATTCTCGTAATCTTTCTTTAATTTCACCTTATTCATATCACATATTCTTAAAAAGTTTCTTAATCTCGCTCTTCTCCACCTTAGGATGGGAGCACGTAACAACTTGCGTACTTGGGTCATGTCTTACCTGCCATTCGCAAGTATTACACCCCAAATCACCAACTTTATTAATTGCATTGGTGTATCTGCCTTTCTCACCATAGGGGCAATCGGTAACAAAATCCTTTCGTCCCCAGATGTACTCATCTATCTTGTATGAGATAGCATTTGCTTTCTCCTTTTTCTCGTTATTATTCAAAAACATCATATCATCAATATTTAAAACAGACATAGCTGACCATCATCAGCAACCTTTAAATTGTTCTCAGGAAACCAAAGTTCCTCTAATATCCTTTCCATGCATGCTACAACAATCGAATTTCCAGCTGCTTTTTGAAGACTTGACTTCGACACACCACTTTCAAGCATTCTGTCTATGTATTCTTCGTCAACATCCATCAAACGAAAAAGTTCTCTCGGAGTCAAACGCCTAATGCGCAACCTTGTCTCTCTAAGCACAACCAAGGAGTCCTTGCTCGCAGATGTAATGGTATTGGCTATATTCTTTCCAAGCTCAACCTTTGGGCTATGCTTTTCGCCTTTTATCCACTTCCCTTCAGAACGAGTTCTTATAGCTGCGCTCATAGGCTCTTTCCATTTATTTGATACGAACTTCTCTTTACATAGCAGGGCATCGCTCAAAAAGTATTTCTCATCCACATTTTCCTCCAAGACATCAACTAAGTGTTTCTCCAGCTTTATCTTTCTCGGAAAATGATAATCTATCTTATCACCATCGTTTCGTATAGAGAGCATGAAGACACGCTTTCTACTCTGAGGAACACCGCAATCTGCGGCATTTATCACCTTAGCGAAGTTGATATATCCATATGATTCCAACTCCTTGCGCCACTTATTGAAGTAGCCGATGAACTTGTCTTGAACCAAAGCCTCAACATTCTCCATCAAGAGGTATTTCGGTCTCTTGGTAATAATGGCGTTTCTTGTAAACCAAAGGATAGAGGAACGTGTATTGCTTCCCTCCTCTATTCCTTTCTGCTTTCCGGCTTGCGAAACAGACTGACAAGGTGTTGAATACGTCAGTAAGTCAAAGTCTTTAACCTTACTCCAATCTATCGTTGTCATATCACCGAAATTCTTGCCGGACAGACTAGGAAAGCAAGCATTATGCAAGGCTATTGCACTTGGCTCTATCTCAGACCATCCGATACACTCGTAATCGAAATCAGAATATTTCTTCTTCAGTCGCTCCAAAGCCATCAGTTGAGAGTCATATCCGGCACATAGTTCAAATGTCCGTATCTTCATTTCTCTAAGCTTTTGAATTAACTCTTAACCCTGCCTTAATCTCGGCAGCTATTCTACCTTCGTTTGCCAATCTGTCGCAAAGCTCATTGTACTCTACTCCTGTATGGCTCTTCACCTTGCGCCAAGTGATGTGTGCTACATGAGCGGAATGCTTTCTAAACTTCTCCATCAAATCTAAGTTCTTGTGTGCAGAATAAACACCGCTCAAAGTCTTAAGTGCATATTGGCTATCACTATGAACCGTCACAACCGCACCTTGTGGGCAATGACCAACACCACAAATGATTGCCAAAAGCTCCATACGGCTAATTGTCGTGTCTATAGTTCCGTAGTTTCCCTGCTTATACACCTTGCCTTCGTGTAAAATTACATAGGCAGCACCACCAGTGTACTTTCTTCGCTTGGTATCAGTCCTAAGTACCGCAGAACCATCTGTCCACACTTCGTAGCAGCCGTGCATCTTCTCTTCCTTGGTCTTGAACTTGAAACCATGTTTGCGGTAAGTCTGACTTGGATTTTTCAAGGAATTCCATTTCTTGACCAAATCCTCCCATTTCTTAGGGACTTTACCACTTGGCAGCAACCATCCGACATCATCGAAGCGACCATAAAGCCACTTTAGGTTGTCTTTCATAAAACCTGCCATCGAGCAATACATTGCAAACTCTTCATAAGTTGGTTTTGCAACGTTTCTGTGCTCATCGCCCTCTTTCTGTTTTCTTTCTCCCATAGCTTCTTTCTTTTCTTAGTTTCTTTAATCAACCTCACAACACATACGAGTAGTTTATATACATAAGTGAAATATACTTCGTATATTCCCCTTAACTCTACAAGCTCCCTTACGCACGCAGGTTATTTATAGATTCTCTCGTCTACTATTATTACGTTCGATTTTTTACCCACTTCATCTTTCGCTCAATAATTTTTGGGTTTGTTCCACTCTTCGACTTAGATACTTGGCTTTTTAGGACTTTGTATTTGTTAGCGCATCGCAGTTGACCCTTTCGATATTTTGCCGAAATGATGATAAGATTTCCGAACGCATCATAATAATGCCAATTGTTAGTACAAGCACATGCGTCTACTCCGACTTCTGTACATTGGACTATTTTTTTTACCGCACCAGACTTAACAAGCTTCTTGATAGTCTTCCCAACTTGGTATCTAGTTGAACAGGTATCTTTCATCATGCTGGTGTATGAATAACTTGTGTACTTTTCATTGAATGGTCTTTCCAACATACGAGCTTCCGTTTTTTTGGCACTACGTACACTTTTAATCGTATTTCCATTGACGGCTCTACAATGCGTATTGGAGACATTTTCAATGACATTGATTTTATTACTCACAACGACATCACACAAGAGACTTCTCAACTGAGGCAAGGTTAGTTTGGTTATCTCGCATCGTCTTGTCTTGTAGCTGTACTGGAAACTATCATATAACTTGTTCGCTATGATTCTCTTTACTCCGAACTTGTTAGTTTCAATTCTACAATATCCAAATTTGACTGATAAATCTAAATATTGTTTGAAATCTTTCTTGTTGTAACCCATCGCTTTAGCTGCTTGATTTGTAGAGCCAAAATGAAGGTCGGATGCACGGAATAGAAATTTTATCTTTAAAGCAAAACAAAATCCCACCAAGCGATCCTTGTCGCCCAGTGCAATAGTAGCTTGCTTGATTCCAATTCTAATCTGATGCATAATAACTAGTTTCCTTATTTGTTTAACTTATTTTGTGTTTCGCTTACTCCAACAATTTTATAGCCCATTGCTAACTTAGAGCTATCTAAGGATGTTTCAACTCAAAATAAGGATTCTAAAAAGAAATCCTTACCCTTCATTCGTCTGACACCGAAATCTAGGTAAGGATTATCGTGGTATGGCTTTCGCCACGGAAAATCTTATTGATTCTTGTAAGCGTGTCAGCACCAACAAAGCACGCTGCAAAGATACTAATTTATTTTCAAACTGCAAGGGTTTTAATGTGTTCTTCTGCTCTTATTGCGCATTTTTAACACACAACACAATTTTAGTTACGTATGTAAAACTACAAATACATTAAACCGCTTGCAAATTTAACATTTAACACTCTAAGGCATTTTCAAGACAAAAAAAAGAGCAACCACCATCACTGGCAGCTGCTCCATAAGTTGTTACCTTAAACCAATCTAAAACCTTAATAACTAAAAACCAACCTAATAAAATAACTTTTTCTTATATTTTACCGTGAGAAAGAAAATCATTGTAACCAGCATCAAGGAAACGACCCAAAAGGAAATCATACCGAATTTCCAATAGAACAAATCCCATCCCTCCAAGTCTTTCTCAATATATTCCTTTTTGGTCTGGGCGATACTCAATTCTCTGTTTAGGCTATCCCTCTGAGCCTTATATATACTCGCTCGCTCTGCTATCTCCATATAATGAATAAGGCTATCACGAACCTTGGATAGTTCCTTGCTGTCCCTGTATCTAATCTCTATATGAGTAGAATCCTTACCTAGCACCTTACCACTCTCATCTACCCTTGTCTTGACATCATCCTTGATGTATGTGGAATCCTTAACCTGTTTTTCGGTCTGCTCCCAATGATAAGATAGCAAGCTGTCCCGAATAAGCTTGACCCTTTCGTTGATAATTGAGTCCCAATGGGCGTAAGTAGTAGTGTCTCGCACCACCTTTTCCACTTCTACATATCTTGTTGTCCGGCATCCGTACATCATCAGCATGATGAAGAAACCTACCAATATGGTAACGAGCCAACGCCACCAGTCAAATCTAAGCTCCATATCAACCTCCTTTTTGAGTGCAAAGGTACAAATAAAACCAAAAGGAACGATTTCTTCGCCCACTCTTTCTTTTTCAAAATTTCAAAAGTGAAGAAAAAACCACCACCCAATTAAGAATGATGGTCTTACTAATGCCTTAGTTGAGCCTGTGTCTCGTAAGATTACCAAGTGATTATCTTTCCGGTATTACATACGAGCTTTCCGTATTGTATATTTCCAACCCTGCGAAGCCATCCATGCAGGTTCACACTTTGCTTTGGGTCATTGTTCACAATCGCATTGAGAAAGGCAATTCGTGACACCTTCAGCTTATCGAACAACGCCCATTGACCTTGTTTGTATGAATTGATAGCAGCTAAGGTCATATTACCCATGATGCCATCAGCTTTTGTTCCTACGATAGTTTGAATCTTTTGTACGGCTCTGCTTACTCCACTATTATAAGCAAAGTCAACCAAGAGATTAGCCACAGACTGGTTGTTGATTTGGTCAGCCTTGCAAGCATCCCAATAATATTTCTTGAATATGTGATGCCATTGTTCATCAGTTATCTTCTTCAAGTCCGATGCAGTCTTACTAGCACCATAAACTTTACGGAACGTCTCTAGAGTCACGCCTTTCATCGTTGCGCCTCCCCTATCACTCTTTTTGTTAGAATATCCACCCTCGAATGAGAGGATGAATGGTTGTAAAATACTTGAGTCTGCCATAGTCTATTTGTCGTTTATGTTTTGATGTTCGCCACGTTCCCCTATCGTCTTGGTAATGCCAGCCGTGACGAACAAACTAGCTACACTACCAACAAATGCACTTAACCCCATCAAATCGGTTTTGATCGTCCCATAAGTCACCACTTCCCACACTAAGATAAAGCAGACAACCAGGAGCATCAAGAGACCTATCAGAGTAACGGACACTAAGAAGAATGCCTTGCTTGAATGTCCGCTATTAACTTGTATGAGTAATTTCAGATACTTAACCATATTTTAATCCTCCCTGTCACGATATATCTCATTTTCTTCCTTTTCAACCAACGTTTCTAAGGATTCTCGCTTTCTTGGTGGGGTTCTAAGTTGGCATCCATCCTTGATGCATCTGTTCCATTGTGCCTCATGCAAGGCAAGCTTCAAATCGTTCTTCTCATCCCTAAGATTGCGTATGGTAATACGATACTGATTGATTTCCTCATACAATTCATCTATTTTACTGTTAAGATTAACGACCGACTCGTTGGAACGTTCATAGAGAGCCTTCCACTCATCGGCATATGATGAAATAGTCTTATTCTCTTCCTGTGATGCGAGTGCCGCCTCCTTTCGCTTTCTACTATTATAGTACAGCAGCGTTGAGATTACACCCGATGCACAAAGAAGATTAATTCCCGTCTGTATTAATTGAATAGTTTCCGCTGTCATTTCTTTGTGTTTTTTGTTGCAAAGATAGCTATTTATATATAATAATGTGGAAATAGCCGAGTCAGAAAACTACACAATTAATTTTTGTGCAAATAATTAAATTTTTCCTTAAACTAAGTTATAACACATTAAAATATTTGCTCTGCCAATAAAATCTCATTATCTTTGCAAAAAACAGGTGAGACACACCACAAAAACTGAATAAAAATGAAAGTTATAGAACAAGAAACAATAAACTTTATTAAGGCGCACATAAATGAACGACCAAGATACAAGTTGGCACAAAGAATGGGTGTCAGCGTGAAATTCTTGTATAAGATTCTACATGATTGCAATTGTAAAATCGAACATAAAAGACCTGTTCCGCAACCCGACAAGAAACGTGATGAACAAATCACAAAACTATATCCTGACCATTCGGTCAGAGAGATTGCAGTAATTGTAGGATGCCATCCGTCTACGGTAGGCAAAGCTGCTAAAAGGCTAAAGCTTACTCATTCAGAAGAAACTATCGAAAGACTTAAAAAGAATAGTTTGGCTAACTTAAAAAAAGCATATGATAAAGCAACTATTGGCAAAAGGGTGAAAAGCTGGCAAAGAACTATGCAGATGGAGAAATTCCGAGTTATATCTTGTATTCCGCAGCAGACGAAATTCAAATTTTCAGAAATGCCGATAAAATCATATCATGCCAAGTACCATCTTATAAATAAGTATGGGTATTTTGCGTTTGAAGGTGAACCATACATCTTAGGTTATGACCGGAATACTCGCAGAATGGATGAAGAATTCTACAAGAACAAATACGGATTTTCTTTTGAGGAGGACGAAGAATGCCAAGAAGATTAACACAAGAACAGATGGCCTATATCAAAGTCCACATCAATGACTACCCACGAAAGGAAGTAGCCAAGGCTGCTGGTGTAACCTTACATACATTATACAAGTATATCACTATTTTAGGTGGTACGAAAATAGACAATAAATTGAATAATGAGACTATCCGCAAAATCTCCGACATGTACAAAACGATGACAGCGAGAGAAATCTCAGAAGTAACGAATATTCCTCAGTCTACAATATTAGGACAAGTCAGTAAGCTTGGCTTGAAACACGATGTAGAAACGATAAATAGGATTCGTAAAGAGCGTAACAGGTCTTTGAGAAGCTATTGGAATAAAGAAAAGTATGCTAGTAAAGGCAGAAAGCTGCATATGCAATATAAAATGGATGAACTTAGAGTGTTGTCGGGTAAGCCTCAAGAAACTAGGTTAAGAATAAGAAAGCTCTCCCCAAAGGCTTTGAATGCAAAGATGTATTTGCGAAAGTCTTATAACTATTTCTACTCTAAGGGTGAGCCGTTTATTCTCTGCTATGACTCCGAGACAAAAAGACACCCTAAAGAGGAATACTATACTGAAAAATTTGGTTTCAAGTTTGTGCGTGCTTAATTTCCGTTTGCATTTTTCGTTTTCTGCAAACGGAATTTGCAAACAAGCCTTTGATTTCCATGCATCTGGAAGTATGATATTACCTCCTATCACCTTAACTACTTGATTATTAGTGATTAAAAGAAAGTTTGATAGAGTTATTTAATCTTATCCTTATTATTCGTAACTTTGCAGCCGTAACGTTACATAGAGTTAGTTTAATTAAGGTTTAACACAAAAAGATTATTCTTATGGAGACATCAAAAACTTATGTTTTTAATCCAGAGGGTTCAGGTAACAATGGAGGAATGATGAGCTTGATAGCTCCTTTGCTCCAACAGAGAGGCGTTGACCCAAACGTTCTTCTTGCGATGAAGGGTAATAACGGATTCGGCAATGGCGATGGTTCTTGGTTCATTTGGCTGCTCTTTATCCTTTGCTTCTGTGGTTGGGGCGGTAATGGTTTCGGCTTTGGTGGCCGTGGCAATGGCGCAGGTCTTGCCAATGAAATCAACAATGACTATGGTCGTTCCTTGCTTATGGATGCTATCGGTGGCAATCGTAATGCACTCAGTAATCTCGCTACTCAGCTCAATTGCACTGAAGGACAGATTCAACAAGCAATCTCTGCCTTGACAACCCAAGTTCAGAACGTGGGCAACCAAGTAGGCATGAGCGGAATGCAAACCATCAACGCTCTTCAGCAAGGTAACATGCAGATTGCATCACAACTCGCTGATTGCTGCTGCCGTGTAAATAACAATATTACGGCTATGGACGGAAACGTCAAGTTGGCTATGTGTCAGCAGACTGGCACTTTGCAGAATGCCATCAACAATGTAGCCGTAAGTCAGGAACGAGGTTTTTCTAATGTTGCTTTCGAAACCAAGGGTCAGACATGCGACATTTTGAATGCTATTAAAGATAGTACTCAGACCGTAGTTAATGGCCAACGCCAAGCAGAACTCAGAGATATGCAGGACAAGATAGACCATCTTCGTGAAGAGAATGGAACTTATAAGTCTTCTGCCATGACTTCGCAGATTGTAGGTCAAGCTATGGCACCTGTCAACGCGATGTTAGCTGGCTTGCAAAAAGAGGTAGATGGTATCAAGTGTAAGCTTCCATCAACTGTCACAACCAGCTACAGTCCATTTACTGCTGTTCCAAATTGTGTTGCTTGGCAAACAGGCTTATATGGTCTGAATGGTGTCAACAATGCAAGCTTTTGGGGTTAATTAGGAAAGGAGGCTGCTATGTTATGGATGAGACCTTTTGCATGGGTTAATCGTAACGGCTCGGCAGCTATCGCATCTACAGGCGTGGTGGTGAACACCGAAAATGTCGTTTTCTCGTTCAGAAACCACGCCTTCGTGAATGCTAACTATAGGGGAACTATCTTTGTGAACCTACATCAAGCTATTCCGACTGGTACGACAAATACGCTGCCAATCCTTTTCGAGACCAATGGCGTAACCCAAGCTGTAACTAAGTTCAACGGCAATCCTTTGACGGTAGCCGACATTGCAGGAACTGGAGTTTATCAGTTTTGGTTCGAGCGAGATACTAACACCCTTCAGCTAATGACGGGTATTGTTTAACAATTAACATTACAAAGCTATGTTTCAAGGACTTCGACCTAACAGCATATTCTATGTGCTTGACAAGGGTGAAAACCCAAGTCTTAAAATCGGACAGGTTGTATCGGTCAGTAACCCACAACCTAAGTTCCCGACATATACTCCTGGGCAATTCAACCCACAACCAATGGAGACTACCGTTGATGTTGTCGTAAAATTGCCTAATGAACAAATGGAGTTCAAACAACTCCCATCCAATATGCAAATTGCAAATTCGGAAAACCTCGTGGTTTCTGAAAGCCGTGAAGCTATGGATGCGGAAGTTGAGGCTATGTATCGGCATTCTAAGGAGATTGTGGAAAGCGAGCCATACCACAAAAAGGTTATGGAAGAGTGCGCAAAGATGCGTGCCGTATTGAATCCACAAATAGCCAAAGACAGACAACAGGAGGAAGACATCAATAACCTCAAAAGCGAGGTTAGCGGAATGAAGGGAACTTTGACCGATATTAAGTCTATGTTGTCAGTGGCTTTGGAAAAAGTTAATACAAAAAAGTAAATCATTATGGGATACATGATAGAAATTACCGAAAACAAGGTAAATGAAATGTCAGAACTTGTAGAGAAGATGCTTAAGTATGGTGGTAAACTCATGCACTGCATTGATGAAATGGGGGATGACAAGTATGGACGAATGGGTCACAGAAATCCAATGCCGGATTATCGAGACAATTGGGATGACGATGATGACCGCTATGGTGAAAGACATGGTGGTCGCAGAGGTGGCGGTTATCGCTATTAGTATTACACTTTGAGGTGGGGAGAAATCTCCACCTCCTTTAAAAGCTTTTATTATGGGAAGATACAAAATACCACTTGACGCATACGATATGAAGCCGGAAGGGATGATTGCATACCTTCGCTACAATGGCTGGCACTTCAATAAAAAGATGTGCGATTGGGCTATTACCTTAATGCGCAAGACAAACGCAACAACTGGTAAGCTCGAAAAAGTTGAACCGACAGAAAAAGATACAGTCGAGGAACTTCTTAAAGTCAACAACGTAAAGTTGGAGAATGCCGACAATTACGATTTCGTTTATGTCGCAAACATGGCTAGAGCCGATTTCTTTAAGTCTTCTTTAAAAGACGAAGCTGCTTTGGCTCAATTCATTAAGGATATGGTGGATGACCCAGACCAAGCGGACGGATTTATTTTCAATAGATTTTATGCCGATTGCAACCATAATGGTATCGGCATTCCATGGGATGATGTATTATGATTAAACAAGAAATTTACTTGGAGAAATACGATTGGAATGTGATTGTATGTCATGTAGCTAATCAAGAAGATGTTGACGAAGCTATGGACTTACTAAGTTCCATTGATTGTAAGGGGCAACCATTATTGGATGCATACGACCACATTTCAACCGATTCTTCAAACAAAGGATTGACATACACAAATGTTTCAAAGAAAACAAGTATTGTGCTCATTTGCAAGTCTACTTCTGAAGGTGAGTATATAAATAGTCTCACACATGAAATGTTTCATGTAGTAGCACATATATGCAACCATCTGGGAATAGATATGCAAGGCGAAGAACCATGCTATCTTATGGGATGGCTCTGTCAGTCGATATTATAGAAGATTTCCTTATAAGTTTAACTTGGCGGGCAGACCTTGGATTTTTCCATCTGCCCTCCTATAAAATTACAAGAATATGAGTTGTTCGAAAATCAAAAATTACCTTTATGAACGTTTTAATGAGGATTTTAACGTTCTATCTGAGAATGAAAATCGAGTTATCATTACATTTGATGATAATGACTTGTCGGTACTCGTAAACAAGATGGAGAATAAATTATTCATTCTCGTTCCGCTAACTAATATGCATTCGTTTGAACATCATCCGGATTGGATCTTGGTAGATGGCGAACGCATCAATAGCAACCTATTTTGGAAGGAATGCGGCAACCAAATGATAGAATATCAAGGTGATGCCCCTATAGCTATCAAGCAAGACACCATAGAGAGAATTGTTAATGATTTCATTAAAAACAGATAACGTTTTAAAATTTGCATTAATTTATTTGCAAAGCCATCTTTTTTGTCGTATCTTTGCACTATAATAAAAATGGTGAGACACACCGAAACAACTGTGTTTTACAAACTTAATTTTCGTAGATAAAGATATTAATATATCAATATAGAAAAAAGCAAAATTATGACAGAAAAAGGATATTTAATCAAGAAAAAAGTATTATTCATTGATTTAGACGACACGATTATTACAACTATATCAGGAAACACCTTTCCTACAGATGTAACAGATTTCAAAATCCGTAAAGAGGTTTTGGATAAGATTGTAGAGGTATTCCCTACTCTTTACTATGTAGAAATAGTTTCAAACCAAGGAGGCATCCCTCAATTCGTTGACGAACAGGATTTCATCGGCAAGATTAAGGCTATTGAAAGCTTTATGCAAAAATATCTTCGCAATCATACCGGACGAAATATCTTCGTTAACTCTATGTATTGCCCATCGCATGCAGAGATAGGAATGAGAAAGCCAAATACTGGAATGCTTGAGTCATATTCTTCTTGGAAGAAAATTGAGCTGATAATGATAGGTGATGCTAGCGGAAAAGATGGAGACTTCTCGGACTCCGACAAAAAATGCGCAGAGAAATTCGGAATTGAGTACATTGATGTAGAAGACTTCTTGAAAATATGAAAACAATAAAAAAGAGAGGCAATCACTTACCTCTCTTTAACGTCTAATCAAAACTTAGCCCAATCTTCTATATCAATGTCCTTATCCCAGAAATCTTCTATTCTTGCATAAAGGGCATCAATATTAGCACAATGCAAGGAACTGAGTTTCTTCTTGAATACTTCCATATCCACATCATACTTCTTATCGAGTGAATCGTAAATCACTGAATCTTCACAATGAGCAATAAGCATTTTGACGTTATATCTTATCGAATCATTGATAATTGTTCTGTTGAACGAATCCGCAAGGAACATCCATTCGTTTGGCGAGAATATACCACGAAGCTCTGTCGTAGATATTAATCTTATACTCTGTAATGTATTGACAGTATCAATAACAGCTTGATTGATGGACTTGCCATCCTTAGTGAGCCAATCCGCAATTTCCTGCGGAAGGCGAATTGTTGCATTCTTAGTCTCTTTCATATCTATAACATTTAAATATTATTTCAAAGATTACGTTTTATTTCAGCTCAAACTCCTTAATCTCATAGATAGAAGATTCTTCCTTATACTCTACTGGGAACCCCATCATGTATTCCGTATGCTCTGCCACATGAACATAGATAGGTACATCCAAATAGAAATTATCTTTTGTAGGAATCATCGCCTCCTCTCCGTCAAAAGTACGGACATACTGAGTAACTTCGGTAAACTCATCTTTTTGAGGAAGTGTGCAAAAAGCTATTTCCTTAGAACTGAAAATACTAATTATTATTTTGTTGCAAATTACAACATATACTTTCTGATTATACATATTGATTGCACTTATCCGTGTTGGCGAGGGCTGAAATCTTAATTAATCTTCATACTTGTAGTAAAGCTTCAATGAAGACTCCCCATCACAGGTGACTGTAAGAGTAAGGTTCTTACAAACAATCTTAGCATTTGCCTTTGCTTCTTCTACACTCATATCCATATCGTAAGCAAGACCATCCTTACTTGCGATATACTCATTAGCAATTTCCATCGCTTCTGATTTTGTCCTTGGGAAAAAATTAATTTTCTTCATATCTTGCTGTACTTTAAGTTATTGTATTATTTACGCTTGCAAAGATAAGAAGAAAAAATCAAATATGCAAATATTTAGCACACAAATATGTGTGCTTTAATGTTTTTTAATAGAATAGCCCGATATATCCTATATAATAAGGTGTATCGGGCTACGAATTGTTATTGTAGATACAGATACAATCCTTCCCCGAACCACATTGTCAATATCATAGTTGACATCGTTACCCAAGTAAGAAGTACTTATTGACCTTCTTATATTCATAGGAAAGGTACAGATAAACAATGAATGAGCAGTTGATAATTACCAGTAGAGCTACGATTATCAATGCAAAAAACATAAAATCCTTTCCAATGTTTGCAAGATTGGAAAGAATTGAAAACAAAAAGAGAGGCAATCACTTACCTCTCTTACTCTTAATATAGTGAAGTATATCCCACTTCTTCCAATATCGGGTGTGCCCACGCTTCTTGCACTCGCCATTCGGAATATCACCTCTAGCGACCATTCTATTCAATGTAGCATCAGAAACGTGCAGTTTCTCCTTAACTTCCTCGGTAGATAGCATCGGGTTGAGCATATCTGGTATGATGTCACACAATCTATCCAGGTCATCATCGCTCATTCCGCAAGCGGTGATGACCTCACCATTTCGCTGTTGCTCGTCTGCCTTGAAACAAGCATCACTGAGCGACTTTAAAGCCGTGCCGAGTATCTTATAATTTAGTATCTTCCCCATATTATGCACAGATTTTACGTCCTAGTTTCGTATCATTAACAAACATTCTAGCAAAGCTATACAAATAGAATATAGTTGTCACGACCATGACCGTAAAGCAGGAATCCACCATATCTTTAGTTGTGTACCAACTCCACTCTACAATATGAGCCGCATTGATGCCTAAGTAGTACATAAATGGAATGCGATACCACTGGCACAAGAAGAAAAATCTACTTGCCAGTATCGTCACCATCGGCAGGACGTAAACCATGAAATAAATAAAGATATAGCAAGGCATATTTTCATTATATGGGATAAACATCTCACGTGGATGCTGAGAGAACTCCCAAATGCCGTATGCGTGGAAGAACATAATAATGATAGGCACATACTTGCAGAACCAGCGGAAGAACTTTAATATTCTCCTGCTATACCGATTACCATGCTTCTTAAGCATATCCATCAGCTCCGTCACATCAATGTCCTTTATCAACCGTTGGACTTCGGCTTCTTGTTCTAGTGTCATATTAATAAACCTCCTTTTGTCTATAGCTAATTGTTCATAATTCATTGATTTAAATTAAATGATGTTGCAAAGTTACACTCTTTTGCACAAAACCAGCGGAAATGAGAATATTTCTGTGTTAAACTTTATAAAAAGTAACAATCTGAAAGTAGATGGCTACAAAAATAGCGTTAGAACGGCTTTCTTGCCAAATTCTAACGCTATTTCTATATCTACTTATCAGTGTTTATCCTATCACAACATCAAGGGTCTCCATATCAGCGAACTTCAAGCCGCAATCTTTCGCTGCCTTGAACAACTCCTTCTCGTCAACTGCCTCAATGGACACCTCTACCTCGGCATTGGCAAGGTCTGAGAAGTACTTCTCGGTCTTCTGCTTCTGATTGAAGAAGTACTCATTTACCTCAGCGAACTTGGCTGAATCGTCCTTGGTGTATTCGTAGCCCTCATCGGCGTGCTTCTGCTCCAACTGCTGGCACTCCTGAAGCTTGTGCTGCATCTCCTCAAACTTATCGTCCTTCAGGCTCTCCTGCGCTTCCTTCACATCCTTGTCGTAAGTGTCGGCTACTTGGCGCAGTGCCTTCATATTCTTCCAAACTCGCATAGCGGCATCATCGCTCATAGATGATGTCTTCAATGCTTTCAACGTTCTGTAGGCATCAACTGCCTCAATTGTCTTAATCTTTTTCATAATTGTTTCTTTATTTTTATGTTATACAATATTCTTCGTCAGATTGCCATAGCAGAATACCTTTCCTATTAACAGTGCAAAGTTAAGAAAATAATTCCGAATAGCAATGCAGGAGGAGTAAAATTTACGAATTTTAAAAATCAGTTTCCCCACGTTGTGTAATCACTAGGTCGCAACGTATCTGCTTTCTCGGTGAGAACGTAAACCACAAATACATTTCTAGCATATTTGTTATATTAAGAACATCTGCTTTTTAATGCATAATATAACTACCTCCTGGAGGAACTTGTTTCCATCCACCATCTATATTAATTTCAAAAGATAATTGACATCTTTGTCCATAATAACCTCCTTCATAAACATTATCAAATCTTATATATATATCAACATAATCTGTTCTATCACCTTCAGGAATAGTTACAGAACCTGTACTTTGACCAGAGCTATTAGATACATAACCTCTTCCGTATGTTGTCTTATTGTTACCATAACCACAAACACTTCTAAATATACCATCAGTAATTGTAATTGTAGCATCAGGAAGTTTATATATTCTAGCTTTACAAATACAACTAGCACCAACTAATTCTCTCAACGATGAGAAATCAACAAAACCACTAGAACCACTTTTAATACTTTCCATATTAATTTGTCTAGGATAATATTTAAAAGTAATAGCACCCGGAAGAGATATAAAAATTATTTTTGTATTATCATATAAAGTTGCATTACGAGTATATGCTAAAAAAGGCACAATATCAATATATTTATCTCCACTACCTATATCAAAAGTTATTTCTTTACTAGCGTATACATAATCTGTTGGTTTTTTGCAATTGCCAACATAATAATTTTTATAAATCTTATCAGTAGTATTATATGGTGAATTATAACGAATTTGAATCCAAAAAGACCAAGCTAAAGATAAATCAGTTATTATATCATCCATAGTAAGATTTGTGTTATTATCCACATGTGTATTCATATATAATACACAATTAAATTTACGAATTGAAGAATAATAAACTTCAACGGTATGAAATTGAGGAAGAGAAGTCAGAAATGTATTGCTTGTTGCTTTACTATTATAATTTCTAAAATCACTTAATCTATAAGGAGAATTAGCACCACCTTTTGGAAAATGTTTTCCTGATACACTTGTACTTGTGTTATCACTAATATAACCATTATAACCATATACATTATCTTTATAAAGATTTTTACATGCTTCAATAGCAAAACCTTCTCCTCCATAATTATTACGTAAGTTCTTATAAGTATCCATAGGTATATTCATACCACAACGAACAACACAAGTGAAGTTACTATATGAAGATGTTACTATTTCCTCAGAGTCTTCTCTAATAGGATATTCTTTAAATTCACCTTTACAACTAATAGGTTTATACTTACTCCATATATTTATATTTTCACTCTTACAAAGAGTAGCAAGGTCATTGCTACTCTCTCCAAGAGCTTGTTTAACATCATCAATGCTAACAGGAGCACTAATAATTCCACTATCACTATTGTAAGACATAATCTTTATTTTTTAAATATTCAACTTTAGTTTCTAATTCTGTTACAACTTCTTTAGTAACAACTCGCTCTACTGTTACATTGAACACTTTCGCAAGCTATAATTTAAATCGTTCCATACGCTTAATCTTTAGAACTTAAAACACTAGGCAAGGCAGCTCTATAAGAGCCACCCTGCGTTAATACTTACTCTGCTGCCTCGCTTGCCATATTAGCGGCGATAGCGGAATTGACCTCCTTAATCAATGCTGATACCTCACTGAGCTTGCTCTGCGGAACACCGCTGATGTTGTAGGTCAGTTCGCTGCCGTTGGAGCTAGCGTTGGCATTGCCGAGATAATTACCATTTGGGTCACCATAGATACTCATATTGATGCTCTCGATGTTGCCACCCGTCTTGTCAACATTGTAGGTGATTTCTACTCGATAGCCGCCCTTGGTATAAGTGGCGGTTGTCTGTTCACTCTTCTTGTTAATCTTTAAATTCTCCATTTTCTTAACTAATTTAATAAATTAATATTCTTGTTATCTAATCTCTTCTTGTTGCAGTCTTCCTTATCTCCACTCAATCGCAGAACCTCTGATTCAAGGAAGACCACCCGAGCCTTCAACCTGCTGACCTCATCGCCCACCTGCTCGATAGCACCGAATGCCGTTGCAATCAGCTTCGGAGACCAGTAGTTAATCTTGTAGTAGCCCTTCTCGTCAGTCTCCACGATGTCCTTTAAGTGAGGGTTGTGCAATACATGCTGTGCAATCCAGCCGATAGACCTTGTGTTGTCCTTCTTCCAAGCGAAGCCATAAGTGCCACCCATTGCCTTGATGATACCCAAGTAGTCCAGCTTCCGCAAATCCTGCTTCAAGCGGATGTCAGAAGATTGATAAGCTGTAACTCCACCTTTAGCAAGAATGCTATTAGGGAAGTAAGTATTCATATTATAATCAAAGTTATATATATGACCTGTATGACCCATAAATCTATCAGTAGGAAATGAATACTTAGTAAAAGCAAATATTCGTATTCTATTTATTGAAGCATTTCGTAATGCAGTAGTATTTTGGTCGTGTTTAAATTTAAAACGAATATATCTTCTATTATTGTTTCCTACAGGAAAACCTTCGTTACCATTAGATAGATTTATATAATTAAATTGATTCCATCCAGTCATAAGTTTAGTAAAAGTATTAATTATAACACCTTTACTATCTATAAACTCTACAGTACAAATAGTATTAATACCGTTTGACATATCAACACAAGCAAAATATACTTGAGAATAACAAGAATTAGGAATTTCAAACGAAAACATTAATTCGTTCTTTTTTATTTGAGCTAACTTTTCAGCATCAGTATTACCAGTAATAACATTGCTACCTAAGTATAAACTATCAAAACCTGCAACATTCGCATACGCCTTAAATTTAGTATCATTTGAAATATTATAATTAGTCCAATTTCTACCGTTATCATTAGTATAAACTATAGAAAGATTATCGACTGGTATACTATCAGTAATAGCAGTAATTCCAGAACATAAAGCATCAGCTGAAACATAACAACCCGCTCCTTTATTATTAACTTCATAATTTGTAGGTAATATACCTTTATTATTTATTAAACCGGCAACTGATAAATTACCATTAATAACAGCATTTTTACTAACACTAATACTATCACAACTAATAACATCATTAACAGTAAGACTTTTAAACGTAGCATTACCTAATTGTGTTATGTTCCAATAACTACTATTTACTTGACTACACATGTCTTGAACTTTCACAAAACCAGAATTATTACCATTACCTAAATATAAATCACCACCACTACCTCCAATTCTAACTCCACCATCAGGAGTTATAGTTGTAATGCCTGGAAATTTAAGTGTACCATTACGTTGTGCACTATTAGCCTCAAACACAGAACCATCAGCTATACCAAGATAAATAGTTTTATTAGAATGAGTATATTTAAGACCAGCCCATTGATTCCAATCCCAAGCAGTTTCACCAAAACGAATAGCACCACCAGTGTTAAATATTACGTCCTTATCAATAGCAGATATACGAGCATTAGCATTTACATCATTATTTAATCGTATAGCTCCATTACTAGAGTTACTATTATTTATATATATTGTTCCATTAACATCTCCAGTACCATTAAAACTATGACCCCAAATACTTCTAGCAGTTTCGAGTTTAGTAGCAGAAGCTACATTGTCAGAAGTAAGAGCTACAGTAGCCCAATCTTTAGTATTATAGTTATTACTAGTACCGTATGCACACCTAATAAACATTCTATTATCACCTGTAAATGCTAATTGATGATTAGAAGCACCATCAAGACTACCTATAACTAATAATGTACCCCATCCATTAAAAGGTCTTTTACCACTAATTGTAACTTCTGATTCAGGTTGAATATCTCTAGTACCAAATGTTGTTTCTTTGTCTATATTGTACGCCCCTAATCTACCTCTTTTAACCAACAAATGACTTGCATGATAACCATCAACAGTATCTGCATTACCAGCACTACTAGCATAATTAACACTAATATTTGAAACACTTTTAGTTGTTCCACCAACTGTTATACTAATTCCCTTATTAGAATTAGATAGAGCAGTAAGAAGACCACTTGCATGGTAACCGTCTACAGTGTCAGAATTACCTCCGTTAGCAGGAAGAGTAGTAGGTATTTGACTAGTTAAAGCTAGAGTACCTGTAGCTCTAGGAACAGTTATATCGTGTGCTATAGTTTCTGCACTAGAATTTGTATTATACCATCTAAAATGAATTTGCTCATTTGAAGCATCATCACCTACCGCTATTTCTAAAGTTCCACTATTAGCAGAAGTTTCTAAATGTCTAATCCATCCACTATCATTGTTTGAATTACCATTATATGGGTCAGCAAATGCTATACCGTTAGAATAAAGAATTGTTCCACGGCATGAAGTATTATATGCTAATCCGCTAGGCATACCTGCTACAAGAGTAAGTCTATTATTATTACCTCCAGCTGTGCCAACACCTTGTATCCAAATACGATTATTATTCATAACAAGTTGATGGTCAAGGTTTATATTTTTATTATCAAACCATAACATAGCGTATTTGTTTTCGGTTGTATTATATAATGCAATACCAGCAACACTATCGTTATTAGCAGATTTAATACAAAATGTACCACATATATTGTGGTCGCCAATATAAGCATCATCTCCTACTAAATACCAAGTATTATTAGCAAATTTAGGATAACGACTATCAGTAAGTCTACTATCATGAATAGTAACATAGTTTGCTAAACTTTGATGAGAAGTAAGATAAGTTCCTAAATCTACAGCAGTTCCACCAGTAGCTGCGATAGTTTTAGTAACACCGTTAATCTTAACACTATGTGTATGACTAGTTGCCGACTTACCACTAAGAAGTGAATCTACACTACTTTTGGTATAATAGTTAGCAAGACTTTGATGACTAGTTAAGAACGTTGCACCTTTAGTAAATGTAATACCCTTTCCGCTTTTAGATACAGACGTGATAGCATTCCCACTTCCACTTACAGATATTGCATTAACGTAACCATCAAGTGACTGATGATTAGTTAAGAACGTACTACCTTTAACTACGCTGATAGTAGTACCATTCTTGGTGACAGACGTAACCGCATTACCGCTACCGCTGACAGAAATAGCAGTAGCACTACCACCTTCCAAGCTAGAGATACGAGAATCAAGAGCCTTGATGGAGTAGGCAGAGGCAATCTCACTCAGCGATTCTGATGTAAGCTTCAAGGCACTTGAATAACTCTTCACACTGCCGTTCAAGCCGCCACCACTGGATGATGATGTCCCAACACCATAGGCAGAAACACCACCACTAGTATAGAGGTTTGCCACCTCGTTAGTCGTAGTGTTCGTAATCTTCAACGCCTTATTGGTTGCATCATACTCCATCTTTATGTTGCCGATGGAGATGTACTTTCCGTCAGGCACGATGATACTTCCGTTAATATCGGCAGTACCGTTAAACGAGTTACCCCAAAGCTTGTGAGTATTCGTGAGCTGGAGAGCCTTTTTCGCTGAACCGCTTGTAAAGTAGCCCTGCAAGGTGGTGATACTCGTCTTGTTGGTGGATATGCCCGAAGCGTTCACCCCTTCTGCCTTTTTCGCTCTTGTTACCTCGTCAGATATAGACTTATTGATTCCATCAACGATACCACTTAAAGTGTCTGTCTGCGCAATATTGGCGAGGAAGCTCACCACCTCGTTCCACTTATTGATAACGCCGTCCGCAGTCTCCTCGTCAGTAGTTATAAGGGCGTACCAGTCATAGGCACTATCCCAACAAGTTACCTTCGTTGATGTAATGCCGTCCAATACAGACTTATTGCTATGAGTATGCTTTGCTGATACCGCACCATCCCAAGCCGTCTGCTTTGTTGTTGTTGGGATGGAGTAACCAGAAGCAAGACTAATAGCAAACGTGCCACTTGTTGTGATGGTCTTAGTTGCGCACGTCAAACCAGTAGGAAGGGTAAGAGCTACAGATGTAACAGTACCCTTATTGGTAGTATAGCCCTTTGCATCAATCTCCGCTTTGGTATAATAGCTTGCGAGAGACTGATGAGCAGTCAGATACCCTTTATCATTGGTAAGCTGGCTTACCTTCGTGATGCGGTCAGTGATTTCTGTCCACTTATGGGTATGCGCACTAGGTGTGAATGTTGATGGCTTACCCGTGATGTTATTCCAAGAAAGGCTCAGACCGCCAAGCTCTGATGCTATATTGTCAATTCGGCTGCTGAGAGCCTTTATAGCATAGGCATTCGGAATACTAGTCAAGTCTGCATCCGTATAGCTTCCTTCTAAGATTCTCGCATAGCTGATTACGCTTGCAATCAAGCCGCCACCACCCGTGGTAGATGCTCCTGCTCCGTATGCCGTGATACCACCAAGAGCATAGAAGTTAGCAGCCTCCTTTCCTGCCGCATCCTTGGATAGTCGAAGGGCATTGTTGGCACTATCATACGATAGATAGATTCCACCAATTTTTAAGCTACCTTCGGTTGTCACGTTACCCGATACGTCAAGATGAGTGAACGGCTTCTGTGGGTCGATAGACAAGACGTTTGCCAACTTTGTCGTATCTGTAGTTCCGCTTTTCCATATAGGAGCGAAGAGAGCAAGCTGAACACCAACATTATTCTTGTTGATAATGAAAGATGTCGGGTCTGCGTGCAAAATACCGTCTGCGTCCCACCAAAGGTTTCCATTTGCGAAATAGCCTGTTCCGTCAAAGCGCAAGAGGGACTTGGCAGCAATTTTCTTCTCTTCCTCTGTTGTCGTGGAGGCTTGCTTGTCGATAGCCTTTCCACCTAGCCAAAGGGCGATGCCATTCTCCTTCGTGTCCGCTCCATTGATACCTGCGGTAACATTTCCCTTATCGTTACGTAAGGCTATCAATGTGGAGAGGATAAGACCACCCTTGACTACTGTGTCTCCATCAACAAGAGCAGCCTTGATGTATTCAAGACCAGCCATATTAGTGATGAGCTTAGTATTGAGACCATCAAACAGATTAGACGTGATATAGTTGTTCGCCACACCCAGCTTGTCGTAGAAAGCCTTATAAGCATTCGTGAAGTTGGTATACTTCTGAGCCGCAGCCGCCTTGATGGTAGCCTTTCCATTTGAATCAGAAGCGTTGTATCTGCTTACGATGTCAGAAAGATAGGTAATGAGTTCATTTTTTGCGCTATCGAGTGTAGCCTTAGCTGAAACCAAATCCGTTTTATAGGTCGTTTCATTACCATCCTTATCCAACAAGAACTTAGAGCCAACAACATTATTATACGACTCAACGGCTGCATTATAATCATCCTCCAGTCGCTTGCTATCCTGTGCGATAGCCGCAATCTCCGAGCTATCCAAGTAGCCATCAGAGGTAAAATCATCGAAAGCCTTCTTGTTGTTAGATACGGTCGTTCCGAGGGTATTCAAGTTGCTCTGTGTCGTCTTAATCTCTTCTTGCGCCTTCTCAGCAGCTTTCTTGGCTTCCTCTGCCTTCGTGTCATCGGTATACTTGCTAGCCAATTTCCAATCGGCAATATCGAACTTTTCTCCTTCTGCCTTGGCGGTGGAACACTTCAAGATTTCATTCTTGTAGGTACTTCCATCGCTAGGATAGGTGGCATTGACCCACATATCGTTCACGTCGTATGGGGGAACTGGCTGTGAACCGAAAATGCGTCTCTTGTCTGCGATATACTTATCCAAGGTTTTGCCATCATAGGTGGACTTTATATCCAATTCTCCCTTGATGGTAACTTTCTTCGTCTCGCTATCAAACTTGACATAGGATTCACCCTCGTAGTTATTGGCACTAGTAGGTCGGTCTCCGAAGTACATATCTCCGTAGACGTGGAAGAAAGCCTTGCCTGTAGAATGGTTCACACCATAGTCAACATATTCCTTGTTATTGAAAGTATAACCATTCACTCCGTGATAGAGCGTAACACTTGGCGAATAGGTATCAACGGCAGAGAACACCAAGCAACTCTGCCTTGCGATGTCTGTTCGGCTACCAACTTGGTTCAACACATCGTCTACCATTGGAATATCACTGCTTGTGTCCTTGTCTATATCCGATAAGTCCACATAGTGATAGTTCTTTCCCTCTATCTCAACGGTTTCTGTAGACACACCGATGACTAGTCGCCAATAGTAGTGATTGCCGACATTGTGAAATTTCCCTTGTGTGAGGTTGAAACTCTTGCTTCTCGCTTGGTCTCCAACCTTCCATTTATTCTCCACCTTTGAGCCATCTTGCTCACCAAGGAAGTAGCATCTGTAAGCATTCTGACTAACACCATCATAGGTAACATTCACCTCTTCAACCTTCAATATTCGGTTACTGCCTACTGTGGTAATGAACAATTCACCACCCAAGGTGTCCGTATGCAATATCTCCAAGGTCTCGAAGATAGCCTTCATCCTAACATTAAGGTAGTCGGTCGTCAGATGACTTCTGAAAAGCTCGTCTAAAGACCAATCGCCCCCACTTAAAGCCGAATAGTCCCCAACTTGAAGCCCTCGCAAGAACTTAATCAAGAAGTTTGCCGCATCCGTCTTATCCTTATGAAGATAGGAGTTTTCAACCCTCTTGGCTGAAAATACATTGAAGTCTGTAGGTTGAACAGTTGTGTCATAGCTCTTAATGATATAGATACTATTTCCACTACCTCCCTTATTGAGATAGCTTTGCCCATTGAAAACAAGTTCCTCAATCTGTGAGGACATCGCATTGAGCCTAGAGTAAGCTGGTTTCTCACCTACAGTATACTTTACGCTATCAAAGGGAACGTCAAGATGTAACTCATAGCCGATAATTCTAGATGCTCTAAAGCTCATATCATATCCCTTGTTGAATAGGTTCACCCTATCGCCCTCAAAATGGAATTGTCCCTTGCCGTCATTGTATGAGTAATCAGACGCAGCCGTGCAAGTATAGGTCGTAGGGTCTATCATTGACTTCTTCAAGTTCTTGATGGCATCGGTCAAGAGCTCGTTGGAGGAAGATGTCACCAAGGTATTGCCCAACTTCGTTGAGTCCCAATTGTAGAGTACAAAGGTATCTCCGTCTTTCGGATGCAGAACCGTGTCTGGCAAGAATCGTCCGTAGTCCTCGTTTGCAACAATCTCAAAGACCTGTGCCGCTGGATTTATCTGTTCCTTGCCATCCTTCAGTATAGGGCTACCATTAGAATCTCTCAAAATCTCGGACTCACCATCGGGATTGAACTGACACTCGAAATCCATTCCATTCAACGAACCACTTTGGAAGATAATATGCAAGGTCTTTCCACTGAGGATGTAGGAACTTCTGAAAGCCATGTCCCCTGTCTTGTTTCCGTCTGCGTCTACGATGGTCAGTCCCTTTACTCGATAGAAAGTCCTCTTGATATAGTCGCCCTCCTCGGGTGTGCTCTCGTCCTCAACATCCTTCTCATAATAGGTAACATTAGAAGTCTTGATTAAGTTCCTTGGATAAATGTCATCATTGGTGGTAACGCCCTCTACATACTCGTCTTCGGTAAGTCCCTTGACTTGCAAGCAGCCATTCTTCAACTCAAAGCCGTTATCTTCCAAGAGTTTCTTGTTCTCAGCGGAACACTCTTCTAAAGTAGGGAGCATAAGCCTCTTCTCCACCACTCCGTTCTTTGTAACGTCAGCGGAAGAGTTCTGCTTATATCCACTAGGTAAGTTCCTAGCCGCTCCAAAGGCATATACCCTGTTGGCATAGCTTGCTTGGCTCTGCGAGCTTGACATTGAAACAATGTTTTCGCCATCCTTGAAGTCTACAACCTCATTGGTATTCTCGCAAGTACCAAAATGCACGAGGTTTCCCTCTACCCACCATTCGCACTCAAAGGTCTGTGCGATATTAGCGATAGCATCAAGAATGCTAGAATTGGAATAGGTGATTACCTTGGACTTAGTACTGTCAACGCTAGCATCCACCACGAATGTGTAATCGCTACCTTTTCCCGTGTAATTCGGGTCATAGAGATACGACTTGCTAGCCTTAGCCAAGAAATCCAAGTTATCCTTGATGATGTTTGCATGTGTAATGATATTCGAGGTAAGCGTGAATGTGCCCTCTGGAGAACCAGAGTTAGGCATATATTTCAGTCTCTTGTTCTTCCATTTCCTATAGTAAGCATCAAACTCCAACTCATAGGAATATCCAAGAGTGCCATCGTCCTTTGGCTTTACGTTATCAACCAACTCAAACCTTCCATAGTCAGTAACGATGAAATCTCCCATCTTGAAGTGTATCGCACTGCCAAGCTTAAAGGATAGCTTGCAATAGTGGGACTGCATCAACTCGAAGTGCACCAACGCATCCTCCGTTACGGGAACGGAGCACCTTACGTGTACGTCTCCCTTTGTGTCGTAATACTTAACCTCTATATCCTTGTATGTCCTCATTGTAAATCCTCAAATTCCTTCATGTTAAACTTCTCCATATCATCGCTTGTGAGCGCACCCCTGTTCTTCGGGTCATACTCAACGAACTTAATGCTCTTCTTCCCGATAGCTCCTCCCTTTCCTCGGGAATAGCTAGTGGACTTCCTAGAGCAGAAGAGCCTGTAAATGTCAGACTTGGAAGACGGAACTTGTATTGTTACGAATCCATTATCCATCAGCGCATCGAAAGCCGCCAACCTCTTGTTATAGTCATTGTGGTCTCTGCCTACAATCGTAAACTCCAAGGTTACGTTCCGCTCCGCCTTCTTCGGTCGTATCAGTATGACCCTCGTTCCGTCCTCTGTGCGCACGGAGTTGGTGATGTAGTCCTTGTTGTCAGCATCCGCTTCCAAGGCATCAAGAAAACCGCTGCCCATCTTGATACGATAGGTAGCCCATGCGTCTTGTCCGTTTATGATAAGTTCATTCGTGTTCATGCCAACAAAGTTAAAAACAAAATGAGGAATAATATTATATTATTATCATAATGCTTTCACTTAAAATTTAAGTGCAAAAAGGGCGCAAATCCTAAAAGGAAATGCGCCCAAAAACAATAAGCTTTTAAAATTATGAAGTTGTGTTTTCGTTTCCCTTTACCTTTGCAGCTAACGCTACTTTATCTTCTGCATCCTTGCGTATCTTTTCAATTTCTTCAGCAGGAGCGTCAGTTAGAGCCAGCATTTGTACAGCAGTCTCTAAAGAAAGTACGCCTTGATTATATAGTTCCGCTATTACTTTCCACTTATCCTTTTTGTCATCCTCGAAAGGTTCGGCAAAATCGAATTCGACCTCCAACTTATCCAACTTGCTTCTCATCTCAGGATATAGTTCCTTCATTACGGCTATAATCACATGCGATAATCTACCGACAAGTTCTTCATAGATTTCCATTCGGTTCGCTCGCTTGATGTAACCCAATACCAACGCTCGTTTTATGCCGACACTAGTAAGCGTACTCATAGCTTTCATTAGTTCCGGTGACATATCCGGTGTAAACGTATCAAACAATATAGACTGAGCCAAGTCTTCTTTCTCTGCCTTGCGGATTTCGGAATTCTGAGGTGGGTTGATATATTCAAACCTAGAGTTCTTGCCTGTAAGTTGTATGAGTTTACCTGGCTTGTTCCGCTTAGGGATTGATTGTATCACGTCAGCAGTAGCAGCGGCAATAGGGTCAGCAAAGTAGTTGTTAGTATCTCCAATCTTGGAATCAAGCATCTCTTCACGTTCCATTCTTGGCTCTGCACCATCCCATGCTTTAGGTTGGCGAAAGTAGATGCCGTTAATCTTTCCTGTCGGATTAGGATACTTATACACTTTCCACCCAAAGCCACCACGTTCACAATGATAGTTAAAAACGGATGTCAATATATCCCAACATTCGATAGTCTTTGACTCTCGCTTTAAGGAATAGCCTACAGCAAAAGCAAGCATGTTTCCGTATTGGTCAAACAACTCTCTCATCTTATGTCCCTTTGAGCGAGCTGCAACATACACATCAACATGCATCTTTCCGTTTTTTTGCGAAAAATTAAAAACAAAACCGCTTTCGGTTTCTGCTCCGGCAAGTCGCTTGCATTGACGTAGCTTGGTATTGAAGTATATATCCTTCAAGTATTTTTTATATAGTTCAAAGGCTTCATCGTCACCTTCAGTCTTCTTCCACATAATCGGATTGCCTAACAAGAAGAACAATTCTACCTCATTTATGTATCTTTGTCTTGTTCTTGCCAACTTCTCCGTCCTGTATGGCTTCTCTCCCTTTACCCATTTATCTTCACGGCTCATCACCTTATGGGTTTGTGGATTATATTCCGAAATGGCATTATCCACATCGAAATCATGTTGTTCCATCATATTTACGACAGAATCAACATCATTATCTTCCAAACGTTCGAAGATGCTTCTCTCCACACCTAATGCATTGAGCGTGAGGTTTCGAAAATATGTCTTTATCTGAATAATTGAATCTACAAACATCCTTATAACTTTTTGAAGCAAAGGTAATAATAAACAGGGTTTCTACATACTTTAATTTACGTATGCCTTTCACTTAGTTTTTAAGTGAATAAAAAAGACTATTTACTAAAGAATCTATTTTTATTTAGTAAACAATCTTTTTTATTTACATATGACTTTTATCTACCCTTATAGCATACTTACACTAACAATCTAATAATTAAACACTTGTATTTTTATTACAAAAGTAATTATATTTGTCATTTAGTACACTCCTAAGTCTGATTTAGATGCTTTTCTTGGCTTCATCACTTTACCGAGCAATACGGCAAGAATATAATACCTAGCAGCATCTATCAAATGGTTATCATGGTCTTCGGGAACATTGATGTAATTACCATCCTTATCCTTTGACCACACATATTTACGGAACTCGCTCTGTAAATGGACTGATTGCTTAGTTGTGAAGATTTCGAATGTCTGCATCTTGTCAATACCAGCCAATATAGAGCCAGCACCCTTTTGTGCTCCATATATAACTATTCCACCAAGAGCTACCTCATCTATAAGTCTAGGGTCAGCACTATCTGCATACACAAACAAGCCTTCGTCCGCATAAGGGCGCAAGAATCTTATGATGTCGCTAGATAACATTTCCGTTCTATAGCAAAGTTCCTCTATGTATAGGCGTTTGTCTACGATGCCACACTTCACAATAGCAGTATAGTCTTTCGAATATCCCCAGTCTACTCCGATGGCTACTTTCCTTGCGTTGCTAGGGAACTTGTCAACGATGCCTACATGCTTGAATATTGCACCCTCAGATACGTCAGACCATCTACCTATCATTATATGAGCATATTTCTCCGGTTCATTCTCCTTCATCTCTAATACCTCATTAAGGAACTCAGGTGAAAGATGCTTTATATTATCAAGATAGGTCGTATGTATATGAAGTACTCTAGGGTCTGTACTGATCTGGACGGGAACGCCATCAAAATACACCTCTTTATGTGTCTTTTCGATGAAACGCTTATATACCCAATGATTTGAATCACAAGGGTTCATAATGATTATTACTCGGTTGTGCAAGCCTTTCTGACGGATTGAAAGCATGATGCGCTCAAAATCCTCCTCACTCGTCCATTCCTCAGCCTCATCAACGACAAACGTAGTCACACCATGAATAGACTTTAACTTCGCAGTCTGATTACCGCTAGCCGTATGAATACCACGGAACATGATTTCAGCTCCCGTCATTTTGTTGACTATATCCGTCTTCGTGTTCTTGAAATAATCCTGTGTGCCATCTATCTCTATTTTCTCTTTAACCTCTGGAATTACGGAAATAGCGGCACTCACCATTGTATAACGTGTATAAAGAATCTTATGTGCTATCTTTCTTTCTGCATTGTATTCAAAAGTAAGTCTTTCGATAAACTGAGAAGCAGAGAAACTTTTTCCTGACGCACGGCTTCCTGTTATAAGGTAAATGAAATGCGTCTTGTCATTATATAACGGATAATAAACGGAATGTGTTTTTGCCATTATTCACCCTCCCCTTGCTCTTCTGCTTCCTGCTCAATCTCTCTTTCTATCCACTTGTTGACGGATATACCTTTCTTAGGGTCAAAAGGAATGCCCTTTTCCTCTTCATCCTTCTTACCTCTCTGTATCTCTCTCCAAGTCATATCGTAATGGAATAACCAAGTAGAAAGAGCTTGTACGTTAGGTGGGGTCTCCTGCTCGGTTTCTCTAGTTTCCACTACTATATCATCTGTCATAACTCCATCTACAACCATATGTCTTTTGGTGGTTGTCTTGCCTTTTACCTTGACACCTCCAAGGGCGCATTTAAGGAATCTTCCACGCACGATTGCATTGATAAACTCTCTGCCACGCACGAGGGATTGAGTTATCCTTTCGCCTCTTTCCGCATTTTCGTCTTCATTCCAATTCTCGTATTTTCCGTTTTTCATTCGGTTGAAGACCTGTGGATTTAGGTCAACCCCAAACTTCAAACCAAGGGCGTAGGCAATTTCAGAATCCTTCTGACCTTGCTTTGCAAGCTGTTCTATCTCATCGTAGAAAGCATCGCCATTGTAATCAAATTTCGGTTTTGCCATTTTCTTGTATTTATTATTGTTTCGCTATATATTGGGCAGATGGGATTTATACCTTGCCTCTAATTTTGTTATACATATAGATAGGAACGGCTAGTAAGAACATCGGTATTGCCAATATCATAGTTATAGCCAAGTTCGCAATCTTCATTAATATTTTTCCGTTTGCCTTCATAATCTTTCGATATTTATGAGTTGACCAATTGTCCTACCTTGTTTATCAAAGGAGTAAAGAGACACGACACCCACCTATTGAATGCGTTCTTTCTCCTCTTGCCAAGAAACATAGAAACAATCATAAATGGAATGAGCATACCTATTGTTATTGCCGCTATTATGTACCCTAGTAATATTCTTATAATCTTTTTCATTGCTTATTCGTTTATATTCGTTTTGCTACTTTCATAAGCATTTCTCCCTTGATTACCTTGTCGGTTTCGATAAAGCCAAAGGTGCTCATAAAACGTTCCTTGTTCTCTATATTATCAAAGGAAAGCATGACGTAAGACTCGGCTTCTAAAGCTTTTTCCGCTGCCTTGGTATTTACCTCTTTCTTTACCTGTTGCATACGTTCTTTATTCGCTTGATATTGAGCCTCTTGCTGCTGATTGGCTATAATTTGATTTTGTTCTATCTGTCGTCTCTGCTCTTCTTGCACTTCCTTTGGTGCTTGTACTTTTCTGTTTTCGCTTTCTTGGGCAAATGGGTCTAGTAAGGAATTAAGTTCTTTACCTAGCTCATCTTCGCCTTCAGTCTTTACCATTGCATCATAGCCGAACAGGGATAAGTCTTCTTCCGTTAATCCGGCATCCATATAGTTTATGTCCGGAAGTAACTCACGGACTTTCATGTCATCCCATTCTCCATGAGCATTCTCGGAATTAAGCATGAAATTCAGTTCAACTTCGGTCTTGTAATCCATATTTACAGCCTCAGCCAAAAGAGTATAATCCTTTTCGGGATAGCCCATAATCTCATCCACGATGGTTACTTTTTGGTTGCCGCCTACGATGGTCATTGTTTGCTTATTGACGGTTATACCACCAACAACGCCATATTTTCTTATGGAACGTTTCAATGTAGCTTTCTGCTGCGGTGAAATCTTCCTTGGATTATATGGTGCTATCTGCACTTCGGAGCGTTTGAACTCTTCTTGCTTGCCTGTGAAATAATCTCTTGGTTTCGTCATCTTATCAACTCATTGTTTCTTGCAAAGGTATGAATAATAATTGTTTAAGAGAAATGTTTACTTGCGTGTCTTTTCACTTTGTCTTTTAAGTGAAATAACATATCGCAGCAATATATCAATTGGCTTGCATTTTGGTTAATTTTGCACAAAAAAGATATGGGAGACGTTGGTAATAATGGGGCATATGCTAGGCTGAGAGCACAAGCTACCTCTATGCGGAGAAAAGCCGAGTCGGTTGGTAACAAGCTACAAGCTATAGCTGAAGGTATAGCTAAGAAGTATGGAGCAAGGGTCACTCCTATCAATTACAAGAGTGTTGACTCCATTGTACGCAAGGCTAAGGGCGAGGCTAATGGTATTAAAGACATTAAGGACTCGTACAGAACAACTATCATCGCAGATAAAGGGTCAATACCGAAAATAATAAAAGACCTTAAAGGCAAATACAAGGGCTTTGAGTTCGTTAGACTCAAGGAACAGAAACTGGATACTGGCTATTCAGGAAACATCATCAATATCCGGAACAAGAAAACCGGACTTATTGGTGAAATACAAGTTAACACCGCCAAGATGATTTACGCCAAAGAGAATTACTCGATAGCCTACAAGCTGTTGGGTGGGAAGACCATGCGAGAAATCTATAAAGAGACCAAGAAACCATCCGGTTGGGGACATGCATTATATGAGCAAAGTAGAACCGCCAAGAGTAACGGAGGTAAGAAGCAAAGGTCGGTATCTATGCAACAAGCTTACTATGCGACATTTCAATAATTAATATATTTAAATTTCAAGTAATAAACATTAATTTGTTTGCAAGTTTAATATATTTTTTATATCTTTGCATTGTAATAAGGAGATAAAGACCATGAACAATAAAGATAAGAACAAAATCAGCCACCTCCTTAAAAACGGAGAGTCGGTTTATGTTTACTATTGGGAGGATGACATCGTTGTCCGTTATCAATATGTAAATAAAGAACTTATGTGTTACCCTAAAGGTAAAGGGCGTAAGCCAAAAGAGTTCAAGTTTAATGAGAACACCTATGCACAAGATGCTCTTGAGTTAGGTGAGTTAATAACGAAAGAAGAATATGAAAGATTCTGAAATGATAGAATTGTGCCTTGGTATCGCTTGCAAGGCGCACAAAGGACAGATTGATAAGGTTGGATTGCCTGTTATATTACACCCTATCCATGTAGGAGAAATGGGTAATAGTACCGAAGAGATTTGTGTCGGATTTCTCCATGATACGATTGAAGATACGGATATGACCTACGACAAGCTGTTATCACTAGGTGTTAGAAAAGACATTGCCGATAGTGTATGTGTCCTAACCCACAAGAAAGGTGTTCCGTATTTTGACTACATACAATCAATCATTGACTCAAAAGATATGGTTGCAATACAAGTCAAAATCAACGACCTGCATCACAACCTATCGAGAGCTAAAAAGTACGGATTTCAAAAGCAATATGAAAAATGTACTACGGCATTGTCAATGATGGGAAGGTTCTTCCCACATGAAGAGGGATAATACTACCCATCGTTCGAATATATTCCTTAAGATGTACGCTTACGTGTTAAATTCCATCCGTATTTCTTTGCGTATTCTTTCATAACTTGATATTGCGCACCAACATTACCTCTATCATTAGTTTCCGTGACACGTTTCTGTATTTCGTTTGCTTCACGATTATAACTAGACACCTCACTTGCACTAGGGACTTTTCCTCCTTTCGTAAAACTAGAACGCTTTCTGTTTAAAGCTAGCACTTTCTCGTTTATTCGATTTCGTATTCCGCTCTTTGAAAGATACTCTGTCTGTTTTTGCTGAAGGGTTCGTCTCCATTGCGAATTTTTCTTACCAAAAATATCCCATGCATCCGATTCTGAAAGTCCCCACCCTTTACTTGGTCTCTTCAAAGAATACGTATAATTCTTTGTAACTGCTCGAATCTCGGAAGCGTTATGTGCTATAGTTGTAAAAATGTCAGCTCCGGACAAAATTGTGCCAACTCTTCCAGCTATAGTATCTCCAATACCTCTATTAGGATGGTTGTGAGTAATGATGGCATCTTTGTAGTTATAGCCAAAAGGTAATTGCGTACTATGTGCCTTTCCTGTTTGGGAATGCGCTATTTCTTTTCCGTCCTTATTAAAGGCATAAATACGTTCCGTCTTTAGCTTTCTAATCTTAGCTTCAGTGTCAGACAAAGCCGCATCCAACCCACGGCTATGTCCGGCATTGATTTGCCTATCCGCTCTTTCGCCTCGTTGAGGTCTGCCTCTATATCCTCTATCTGCCATATATAAATCTCCTTTTTTATTTGCAAAGATACAAAATTTGCAAGGGAGTACCTAAATATCAAAGGTTTACAACTTCACTTATCTATATTGTGCAATCATTCTTTATCTTTGTTGTATTTAACCTCAACACCAATCAACGTTTGTTTCACAAAAACCGCCTTACAAGACAATAACTTTCCATTCTTAGAGAATTCTTTATCCTTGTACCTAATATCATATTTGCCAATATGGTAATCGTAGCAAGCATCAATACAACTCTCTACAAGCTTCTTCTCTGCTTCGAAGTATGGCATTTCCTTCTTGCTCACTTTCGCAAGCCACCCACCACCTTGTATTAGGTCGAATATTCTTGAATACCCATCACGCAAGCCATTGCAATATGCGGCATAAAACTGCACTTTCTGAAGAGGAACTTTTGTACCTTGTTCCAACAACTTGACAGCCAACGCCCTAGCCTCATCATCTTGGCTCTGCTCTAGTATCTTCATTGCATGGTTTACAACCCTTCTTTCCTGTTCCGTCATGTTATTTAAAATTTAAGTTTTTCAGAAAGCTCAATCTACCTTCTACTTGTGTAAAGGTTTCGTCCAACTCATCGTCACTCATAGAGGAATAGAAAGTATAACTGCATGGACGCATAGTAAATCCATCAATCAAGAAGACAGAGAACCACATAATTCGCTTTACACTACATTGCTTCAGATTAACTTCTAATGCTCCTTGATCTACTTTTACGACAATATTATTGGTTGATTTAATGCTTAACGCCTTACCTAAAACATCATTATATACTTCATTCATTACTCTTCTCTTTAAATCCTACATATCTCTTCATTTCACTATAAGCTCTCTTCATAGCCTCAGCCGGAGAAAGATTATACTTTTTCTCAATATCGCTTGTTATATCCGCAAGATGCTTTCCAAACAACTCTTCAATATAACAGTCATCTTTCATCCGCTGAATACCCCTTGCATATATCTTAGCCTTATCCATGCCCCATTCCAATCCCATTTCGTGAATAAATTCATCCAATTGCATAAGGCTTTTCTTTCCGAAGTTTCGGAATTTTATCATATCGAGCTTGGAATATTGTACCAAGTCTCCAATAGTATCTATGTCGGCTGCCTTTGTCACATTAAGGACACGAACCGGTAAATTACAATTAACTAATCTGATGGAGAACAATGAAGGGGGAACATCTTCAGGTTGTTCTTCTTCTTTTTCACCCTCTTGCATAATAAACTGCATTTTTACATTCTTAATTTCCTCTTTCAAGGAATTGTTCTCCATCTTCAAGTCTACAAATTCTTCAATCGCATAGTTGAACTTCCGGATAGCCTTAATAACAATCTGGCGCACCCTTTCTCTTGAAAGTTCAAAATTATCGGCTATATCACTAATTCGGTCTCCATTGAAAAATGCTTGCATAATCTTTTTCTCTCGTAATCCGTATTGTGCCGTTAACTCCAATAACATACAAAGTGAACTACCTATTTTGTCATAGCTGAAAGAAGAAACGTTCAACGCATCATGCATTAACATTTGTATCTTAGCATTTACCTTGCGCTCACTTGCCAACAACTCTTTCCGCTCTCTTTCAAGTAAATCCTCTGAGACAGATAACATCTTGTATTTCTCGGAATACTTCTTAACATCATCGGCATTCACCCAAAAGCGTTTACTGCTTTTATCATTGTAGCCTCCAAGCAAGCCCTTGTTAACCCAGTTCGTAATCGTCTGAGGGTCAACACCTAAATAAGCAGCGGCATCATTTCTTGTCATTCTCTCCATACGAAACCCTTTCTTTTATTTTTTGTTCTTAAAATATTCACCATAGGCATTAACCAAATCTTTTTCAGTAATACCTCTACTCAAACAATCATTAGCGAAATCTACTCGTACATTATCATTCCTTTGAACTTTATTGTATCGTTCTGAATACTCTTCAATTAAGTCCGCAACAACCATATACGCTTTAATTTGGGAGGTTTTAAGCATGTCAACACTAACAAAAGTCTTGCATATATTGATACCTCGCCTTTTGTCAATCTTTTGCAGATAAAGCCCCATACTTGTAGCAACAACCTTACTTGTATCATTCTTATAAATAAGTACCGTATAGCCTACTTCTCTTTCGATGTGAGCAAGCACCCTATTAATTGGCATGTTTTCTATTCCCAATGCTCGCTCGGCATATCTCCGCAAGAAATGAGGCGTATAACTGAACTGCTCTGCACTATTCTCTTCGTCCAACAAGGAAGTAGCACATACGTAATCGTTCGTTTCCTTGCAATAGATAAACATGTCAAAATAGAATTGTCTTATGTTCCCTCTATCTACAAACACGCATACTTTGTACTCGGTAGCGTCTTTCGTCTTGAAATCATAACACTGAGTTGTGTATCGTCCCATTCCCTTACGAAGCTCACGGATGAGTTTCTTTGCTTTTTCGATAGCAAACTTTTCTAGCATAGGCTTATCCTTCTTGAATATATCAAAGAGTTCACGCCCTGTCATTGAACCTATAATCATTCTCTACCCTCCTCTTTTTCGTTCAATTCGCTAGTAAAAGAACTTTTTAATCCATCGTATTGCTTTACCACCTGTTCCAAAGCCTTATTCTTCTCACGCAACTCATCACGCTCTAAGAGTAACTTTCTGTACTTCTCTAACTCATATCTAACTTCTTTCGAGTGAAGCCTCTGTAGCTGATTGTTGAGTTCATTAAGTCTGTAGCCTTGTTCACGTGTTTTCTTACGAAGATGACATAATTCTTCTTGCATTTTTGAATAATTCTTCAATACCCTAAGAGTTATTCGCTCTTCGGGTATATCCTTATTCACATCATTCTTTCTTGCCTTACTCATAACTAAAACTCCTTGTCCTTTAAAAATAAAACGCTCCCAACCAAACAACAAATACCTTTCCAGCCAAGCCTCTTCGCTTGTATTGTAGCCAAAGTATTTATAGGTTTATGTTTGAGAAGTCCATCTTCATCGCACAATAATATGTTATTATCATCAAGATGAACCAACTCGACATAACCACCAACTAAAGCCTGAGCCTCCTCTAAAGAAATCTTTTCTCCATTCTTTGGCTGCACCTCTTTGACGATGCAGCCTACCTCGTATAACTTCATGCTCTATAAATTTAAATAAGACATCATATCTTGAACGGCATCCATATCGTGCTCAATACTCTGCTCATATTTGCTTTTAAGGCTTTTATAGCCCTCTAATATCGTAAAGCAATAATGTTTACCATCAAAGTAAAAAGGCAACTCATTGCAATTCTTCTTGTTTGCTGTGAAATTATAAGGACTCCCATGTTGAAAATCAAACTCGAAAGAATTGTTATCGTCCTTACATCGCTCTACTATCTTACTTCTCCATTCTGCAATATGCGCTTGCATCTTTTTCTTATCGTTAGATGTTTCTAACCATAATGTAGATAACGTAGTCCCCAATATCTCCAACCTAATGACATAAACGTTATTTGTAGCCACTGGCTTCAAAGCTTTCAATGCTTCATCCAAAGCAATAGCCAAAGCTCCACTCTTGCAATTATTTGCCCTAAATTGGCTTATTACTCTATATGCAGTATTCTTATCCATAATCTCAAAGTTTTAAATTTCAACACCAAAATTTTCTGCAAATATCTGAAGCATTGTCAGCTCCAAAATAACTTTCTCTGCCTCGTCTTCACTCATACCATAGCATACTGCAAAACGCTGACGTAACGTGGCGCAATCCATATCGTGACGCTCATTTAAGAAAGCTATCATATTTCTTACTAATTCTTTGCTATTCATTCTCTTAGACAGTTTTTGCGGTGTGTCTCACCTTTTTTTATTATTTATACTTTTCAATTGTATTAAAGACATTATCTAAAGCCTCATCGCAATATGCCGTACTAGTTACACATGCGCCTCTAGAAATCGCCTTGTAACAATCCCTAAGACCAAGCAAACCACCAATAAGCTTAGATGCATCATAGCAAGTAAACTTATTCAAGTCCAATGCATCAATAGCATTAATACCATTTTCTGTAATAACACCTTTAATATCATTGATGAACTTCTTCTGCTTTTCGGTAATCATCTTCATAACAATTGTACTAGTTTTTAATGTGCTCGCTCTGCACTATCTTGCAAGAAACTTGTCTTGCGACAAATCTTCAAGTATCTCTTAAAGACATTGCAAAGATACAAAATAATTTTCCAACATGCAAATGTTTTATGGTTTTTCTTTATTTATTTAACCTTTATTTACCTATAATGTTTCTATATTACATGCATTAACAATAAAGGCAGACTTTCACAAGCCTGCCAATACATATAAAGAAGATAATACATTATTATATATAAATTAAAAAGAACATTATCTGTTGTCATACCTGTAGAGTATTACCCTACTTTGTGGAAATACCTTATATATACGTTCTAAGTCTTCGGGTGCATTATCCCTTAGCCATGCAAAACAATCCAAGTCCAAAGACAAACCGCCCGACGCATTCCCAACCTCTGCATTCTCAGAGCGCAATGCTCTGGAGTACATTATCGGCTTAGGCAGATGCCGATGTTTCATATATTGCAAGATTTGCTTTTGAGTAAAATCAGCAAGAGGATAACAATTTCCACCATGAATGTAATTTTCATCCTCATACGACTTCAACATAAGACTTCGGTTCATCGAGTCTGCTTTCTTCATACCAAAGAATACGTATTCTATTCCGAAACGCTTTTTTAAGGCTTTTACTACCATAGAAAGATTAAGAACCTTTACTTTTGGATTCGGAACGCAATAAACTCCATAATGAAGATTGTATGTTGTATTCCAATGTGGTATCTGCTCGAACTCTATCTTTGGGTATCTAGCCTTCAGCCAGTTTATCCATCGTTGTATATGCTCTAAGTCTTTTACAAGATACATAAATACACATACTATCCGCTCAAACTTATCATATAATAAGTCCAATGTAACAATGGAGTCCTTGCCAAGTGACATCATAACAATGCAATCCGGACTCTGTTCCCTAGCCATATCAATTACCATATTGGCAACATCTATAGGGTTCTTCCTAACAACTAGAGGCTTTATTCGCTTGCGTCCCATATTTACAACAAACCTAAAATCTGACTTCCGGAAATACGCATAGAGTTAGCGGCTTCCATGTGCAACATATCACAGAAAAGCCGTTTTTGCTCAAAACTTTCGAAATCAATGAAAATGAAGTTATCAATATCTTCCTTTCTTTTCTTTCCGACATCAGTACAATGCTGTTTCTGATCCTTGACATCTTCCTTTGTCATCTTTGGCTTAGCTGCGTGCTCGGCTACAATCTCTTCAGATGTTTTTTCGATGTTGGGTAATTCGGTCATTGGCGTTGGGGTAGTAACTGAAATTATAGGTTCATTCAAGAAATCCTCGCTAAAGTCATCCATGCCCGAATCCTTCAATGATGCTTCCAAATCATCTTGCAACATCTTGATTTGTTCAGTATCCTGTTCCGTGAAGCCAGCAGCCTTGAAGTCTATTTCATCTATACTAAAGTTCTTGGCAACCAAGTTGTAATCTATCGGGTCTTGCGACTTCGCCATAAACAACAATTGCTCTTTCTCGGTCTTTTCGTCAAAATCAACGGCTTCTACCTTGATGTCATAATCAGTTTCGGGAGTACCATCATAACCTTGGATAAGGTCAACGCTCATCACTCGTTTATGCCCATCTATGAGATTTCCAGTTGTCTCATTCCATTGAATACCCCCAATGAGACCAACTTTCTTAATATTGGCTTTTTGCTGTTTAATGTCCGCATCGGTATGTACCTTCGGGTTGCAAGGGTTCAAGTTTATTTGAGACCTCTTGATTATCTTTGTTTCACTTCCTTTTTTCATTTCAGTTCCTCCTTGTTTTTATCAGCTTTCAACAGAACTATCCTTGCCATTGGGAATACCTTGTATATTTTCTCTAAATCTGCCGGATAAAACTCTTTGAGAAATTTCTGATACTCAATATCCTCAACATCAGCTCCTGAACTTTGTTTATTCGTTCCATTTGCTTCTGGGTTCTTTAAACGATGGTCAAGAATATAATCCATTATTTCCTGGTTTTTATATGTAGATAAAGGATAGAATTTCTTCGTCTTCCAATTGATAGCTTCCTTTCCATCCGTATAACTTCTAAGCATAAGCCGTCTGTTCAAAGAATCGGATTGTTTAAATCCATAACAAGCCCACTCTACACCAAGTCTCTTCCTGAGTTTTTCGGTTATATCAGCTAAAGTCCATTGTCTTTGCTTAGGGTCTTGTTTTATTCCCATATATCCGGTTTTTATATCATAAAATAAAGCATAATGAGGAACTTGAACAAACTCAATGTTCGGGTACTTGGTTTTAGCGTAATTATAGTAACGCATAATATGTTCCAAGTCTTTTACTATATACATGAATACTACCACAACTCTCTTGAACTTCTTGTAGCATAAGTCAAGCAATACGATAGAATCCTTTCCACTCAGAGAATGGAAAAGTAATATACTATCTGTCTCCTTGGAAACATCATCAATGATTTCTCTTGCTCTTTTTAGTTCTTGCATACATTATTCTCCTTAAAAACAAGGGGTGAATGAAAGTTAATTCATTCTACCCCTCTTGACTTTTAACCTCTTCTAAGTCTGCGGTTTACACGTTCTGTGACATTGTTAGCTGCGGTACGTGCTGCCAAAGTACGCATAGCACCACCATAAGTAGTTCCTTGTGCGCCTGTGTTTCGGTACTCAACATTTCTGCCACGTTCACGTCTTTCACCAGCCCTAAGACCAGTTGTACGATTTGTTACCGCTCTCCATTGAGAATAACGATAACCTTTTGATGCCTCTGACATAGTTGTAACGTTTTAAGTCCACGAATCATAAACTACTCCCCTTGGGGAATTATCTAGGCTCGGTGGACTTACGCCCACCTACTTTAGAGTCGTTTCTGTTACCTTGTCAATAACAAAGAAGAAAAACAAAGGACGCTCTTTTTCCTTTTTAAGCTCCAACGCTTCGTACATTTCATCCAAATCATGGCTATCATACTTTTCGTGAAGAAAATCAATATCTTCTTTCATAACGATACAAGTATCATTCACCAAAACATCACAATCAAGATACCACGAGTTGTTATAATCATGGAAGAGGATTGTCTTTACTACTCGCAAAGGGTCAACAATACCATCCTCCTGCGCTTTGATAACATCCTCTTCTTCACCATGCTTCTTAAGGAACTCCAAAACATCCTTGTCGAACAAACGACCAATATAATGGTCTGTATAGGCTCGATACTCAACTTGCTTCTTTCCTTCAAGAATCTCCTTGGCATTCTTTCTTGTCATAATCAAGTTAAGAACTTCAATAGCCTTGGCTGGCTTGAAATCGGGATACTTCTCTTTAAATGCGCTTACCTGCGCATCAAAATCTTCTTTGTTATTACTCATAATTAATTATTTCAAGGAACGCAATGCAAAGATAGCATAATTCTTCCATCCAAGCAAATGCGTTCGGGTTATTAAACTCACTTTTAATAAATGGTGAAAATTACTTGTTCTCTAAAGGTTTGGTTGCCTTATTAATTTGCATCCGTTCCTTTTTGCTAAACATATCTTTGTAATTCTGAGAATCATCAATGACAAACTTTTCTTCTTTCTTCATATTCATATCTCCTATATGTTTTAGATAATCATTCTTAATCTTTCTCCAGCAATGCTCGCATCTTGAAGACTTCGTGAACTCTGTCGGCTCGCAAGGGTCAACATCTTTCAAAGAATCAAACTCATGTGGCAGTACCTTAAACACGTTCTCAAAATGTTCTTTATTGTATCTTAAAGCTTCGTCACGATAACGAAACCAAGTACAACATTCTTGAATGCTTGTGTTCTTGCTGAAAATCAAATATGCTTTATTCATAATCCGATACAGTTGTTTCGGTGTGTCTCACCTTTTTATATTACGATGCAAAGATAAGAATAACACCTTAATTTTGCAAGTTTTTTAATGCTTTTGTTTTTATATTTAAACATATTTTATATATCGAAAGAACTTTTAATTCTTCATCACCTCAAAATGGGCATCCATAGCCTCAACAATATTACATAACGTATCAATATCGGCATTAAAACGCCCCATCTCAATATTACGAATGTTGTTAGGCTTATAACCGGACTTTTCTGCCAGTTCCTCCAATGTTATACCACTAAGTTCTCTAACCTCTTTAATCTTCTGCCCCATTATATAGCGATAGAGATTTCGATTACGATGTTTCTTGTCATCATCGGGGTTTCTTCTTTGCTCTAAATAAGCAATTTCAAAGTTCCTTACCTTCAGACAATTAACCATGTTACCAAATATCTTATGCTTAGGGGGAAGAGGAAAACCATCGGCATCTTCTTTTACAAGTTCTATTTCGCCACCTTCAGTAGCTTGTATGTACTGCGCGAAGCGCACCGCATCATCGTAGTACATTTCCGTAAATCTTTGTATCATATTTTAAGAATTTTCTGCAAAGATACACAAAATAACTCACATTTGGTCAAACTTGAAACATACAAATAGGTTTTATTTGGTATTTTTAAGACTTCGCTGTACTTTTGCACAATAGGAATAAAAATAATTTAAATCATATAATTATGTGGGTATATAGCGAAAAACAAAAGACGTGGGTCAACCTTGAACAAGTTCAGCGAATTGCTAGCGATGGGCAAGGTGGGTATCTGTTAATCAGTCAAGATGGTAAGAAAACATCCGTCGACCAAACTTGGTATGACAAGGCTATGCGTTGGGTTGACCCTGACTGGTGGGAGAAACACCCTAATGGCTGTAAGGACTCCTTGAACTTCGAAGATGCTCTGAAGGCTATTATGAAAGCTACAGGTGCAAAAATGGACAAAAAGGATAAGGATAACAACAAGAAAGAGGGGGAAGATTAATATTTCCCCTCTCTCTAAAGAATCAAGCATCGTTCTTCGTCTTTTTTATCAATTCCGTTACATATTCAACAACCTTTTCGTTTGCCTTATTGATATTCGTAAAGTCCTTTTGAATATAAATATCAGTAACATCTAACTGCGAAACGTGATTGAGTGCTTCGTGAATGGTATACTTATCAATACCTAGTTTATTTCTTGCTATAGATGCCCAAGTATGACGGGCTGAGTAGAAATCGAAACGAGGAATGCCCAGTTCGTCAGCTATGAAATGCAATCCCTTATTTATATGCTTATTGAAATTGGCTGCATTGCTATATTTCTGATAGAAATCAAAGACCCTTGTTGTTCCCTTATATTTTCGGAACAAAGGTTTGATGATGTCAGGTACGACAATTTCTATGTGGGCATTATCGTTTCTCCTATCTCTAGTTTTAGCTCTATCGTAGGCGAGTACGCCCTTATTATAGCTGACACATTCATATATGTCAACAGAGTTCATTCCCATCAGAAAGAACGAGAGTACATAACAATCCCTTGCCATACCTACACGTCTAGTCCCCTTGAAATCAAATACTCTTACAAGGTTCTCTTCACTGATTACTCTATCTTTTGTCTGCGGAATATCCCTCGGAACGGAGAATTTATCAAAAGGATTACTTTGGATAATATCATTTCCATTCGTATTATATTCTTTGATAGCTTCATTGAAGATATGCCGCATATTGCCCAAGTATAAGGATTGCGCCCTAGGATGACCATCTAGGAATTTCTTATATCCGTTTAGGAATCTGTAGTCTATGAGAGAAAACGGCAGCTTACGGCAACCATTATAGCGTGCAAGGGAATTGAGCATAATCAGATAATTCTTCTTTCCCTTATTGTCGGATTTCTCAACCCACTCTTCGGTAAAGGAAAAGAAGTCTAAATCCTCTGTCTTGTTGCCTATATCAATCAAATGCTCACATATCCAATCAATATCCACATCTTTACCTAGCAAGTCTACCTCTAAGTCATAGAGTGCATCCTTCATAACATTCATTTTATCTTCTATCGTCTTCAATATCTTACGTGAAGAAATCTTTCCGGCTCTAGACAAGTCTGAGTCGGAAACAACTATATTGGTAGGAAATCTTTTTCTCTGTCCCTTATGAGAAAGAACAATAGACACCTTTCTTGTCTTGTCTTGCTTTGGTTTTCCAAGCTCGTATGTTATTGTAGCCATAATATTTTTTCCTTTAAATTTACAATATTTTGCGGCAATTTTGCGGAAAATGCGGCAATTTTGCGGCAATTTTACACTTTACTTGTAGTTCTCAGAGCCTACTTGTGGAATTTTAAAATCTTCTAATAAATCGTTTCTGTTTCATAAGCATAAGTTCATTATACGTTTATAAACGCCTATTTTATAGTCATTTATAAAGAAAAATGGTGAAACAACCTATACGATTATTTCACCATTTCTTGTTTATTTTTATCGTGATTCCGTTGGGGTTCGAACCCAAGACCCACAGCTTAGAAGGCTGTTGCTCTAATCCAACTGAGCTACGGAACCAACACTTTTCAAAACG